CAAGAAATTTAGGATGGAGCTCTCCTTTGAGGAGAAAGAGCTGATTGAGCCAATCAGAAAAGATTACAACTCTTTTCCGCTTGGTTGCTATCGCCTTATTACCCTAATTCCCAATCATTTACGCACATCCAATTTCGTAACTTGCTGACTATAAACGAAAAAAGGAAGCCCTCAGCAGACTTCCTTTTAGACTTAAAAGCGGAAAGACGGGGATTCGAACCCCGGATACCCTTTGGAGGTATACACGCTTTCCAGACCCGTATCTTTTTGTCGGAACGTGTTATCTATCAGTGTTTTATGAAAACACCATTTTTCATTTGCAAGTTATTTGCAAGTTTTTGGCTCATTGCTTCATTTTTCTTCATACGCTTCGAGTTTTAGCAAAAGGTTAAACAATACTAACGATTAGCAAATAATTAGTGCTTTGTTTGCATACCTCGGAAAATATTATTACCTTTGCATTTGTATTCTAATAATAACACTACAAAGATAACGCAAGTTTTCCGAGTAGCCAAAAGTTAGGACGCACAAAGAGAAACTATTAAGAAACATTTAATTTTAGAGCAATGAAAGAGTTATTTAATCTTTGGGTGAAGTCTGTAGGCTTCGACAAGAACAACGCAGAGCAGAAGAAGGATTTGATTGTGTTTGCAATCACCGCTTCACTGACATTCGTATTCATTACTACGTGGATGGCTATCCCCTTTGGTATAGCAGCATTCCTCAGTTACAAGAAATGTATCAAGGACAACTGCCATGTTGACGAGTAACGAGCCAAAGGTCAACGCTCAGTCACGCTACACGATCAGCGAGACAATGAGATTGCTTGGCATCAGCCGGAACACGCTGAGAAAGTACACCCTCAATGGAGATATACGTTGCTTGACTCATAAGACGGGTAAGACCTTATACACTGGGCTTGCTATCATCGCCTTTTGGCGTTCGGTTGTTTGAGTCTGTGATAAGATGCTTAGTTCCTTTGAACATAGGTCCCACTCCCGTAAGAAGCCATTCAGCAGAAACATCATAGTCCTGCACGAGATAGGCAAGGCACTCGGGTTTGAGCACTCGGATATCGGGTGACTCTTTAAGAGTTATCATATTCCAACGATTGAGACCATGTTCACGTGTGAACGTCTGCAACCCTCGGATTGTATGCTGCATCTGCAACATATCAATGGCTTGGAAGAAGCGTTTGGTGATTGCTACACCCTCCTTGGATATCTTCATAGGAAAAAGTATTTGCCGTTAATGTAGAACATATTTATTATATGACTTGCTTACTCTCATCTGACTTTTGCAGAATGTTGATAAGACGTTCAATGCTTTTCGAGTTCCTTTCGTTGGATTCAACCAATGAAGAAAGTTGCTCGATCAGTTTGGCGTTTTGGTCAAGAGCCTTATTCAAAGCTTCCAAGAGCTTATTTTGCCCCTCCCCTACATCTATCAATGGAGAAGGATTTTCGGGCAAATTAGCCCCTTTCTGCAAGTCTACGGCTAATTTCGGTTCCTCCCCATACAACACCCACCTACGTGAATATTGCGGAAAGGCATCAGCTACTTTTTCAAGTGTCGTCTCTTGCGGATTACGATGGTCGTTGATGATTTTGGTGATCGTGACGTTGTTCTGCAATCCCATGCGCCTTGACAGAGAGTTCTTGTTAAGACCCTCCTCGTTCATAATTGTATATATGCGCTCCCAAGCCTCCATAAGTTAATAAACACTAACAGTTAGCAAATAATTAGTCATTTGTTTGCATAATACTAACAAAATGACTACCTTTGCATTACAATTCTAATAAAAACAATACAAAGATAGTAAATTAGAAGTATATGACAAAAGAAAAGAGCGAAAATGTTCCAAAAATAACCCTTTTGGGTTATTACGAGACACTACCCGAAGCGAGCTATCCGAAGACGGATTTCGTTAACAAGGTAGCGAAAGAAATCGGAGTATCGACTGCCACGGTTCATAATTGGATACACGGCAAGACAAAGCCAATGAACCATGAACACATCTTGAAGTTGTGTTCTATCACTGGCTTAAAAGAGAATGAGCTATGGAAGAAGTAGAGTTCTATACTTTCGATAATGAGTTATGGTACAAATCATTGGATGGCACATCTGACATCGTCGACGAGAAGAAGCCGGAGCTTATCAGAAAGTTGCTTGAAAGTATAAGGAATATGTACCCCAAGGCATACGAGGCACTGAAAGAGGTCTACCGAAACTCTGCATCGAACATTCCCTACTATCAGTATCTGATGGTTAGAAGGTTCTGCAAATGCAACTTCGGAAAACTCGACACCACGCAAGTAGACATCAAATCTGACGGGAGTTTCAACTTCGAGAAAGTCGATTGCCCACTGAGAGGTGAGTGTAAATTTGAAGGTGTTATCTGTAGTCCTCGGTTCAACTCCAAACTCAGTCCGGCGGAAGAAAGAGTGATGAGACTTTTCTACCAAGGTAAGAGCAAGGACGAGATCGCCAACCAACTCTACATATCGGTAGAGACGGTGAAGAACCACATCAAAGCCTCCTACGTTAAGTTAGGAGTTCATGAGAAATCAGAGTTCGTGAGATATGCGAACCAACATAATTTGTTCAACAATTAAAATTTAAGAGCAATGACATTAATCAAGAAAGCAACAGAGTTGCAGGTAGCCAAGACCGTAAAGATGATGATTTACGGGCAGGCAGGTATGGGTAAGACGACATTGGCATTGTCAATGCCGAAGCCCCTTCTGCTTGACTTCGACAACGGAGTGAAGCGTGTTAACATCGGTCAGTTGGATGGCGTGGACGTGGTGCCCGTCACGAATTGGCAAGACATTCAGAGCTTGCTCACTATGGATTTGAGTGCCTACGACACTATCGTGGTTGATACAATAGGTAAGATGATGGACTTCATCATCGCCTACAGATGCGGTTCTCGCAACCCACGTATCCAAGATTGGAGCGCTATCAACAACGATTTCAAGCAGTTCATTCAGTCGGTGAATATGCTGAAGAAGAATGTAGTCTTCGTAGCTCACAGAGACGTACAGACAGACGGAGATAACCGAGTGTTCGTTCCGGCCCTCAGAACAAAGAACTACAACGCTATCGTAACGGAACTTGATCTGCTCGGATATGTTCGGATGTGTAACGAGAACGGTATGCAGAAGCGAACAATCACCTTTGACCCGACAGAGTATTCTGACGGAAAGAACACATGCAATATGCCGGGCGTGATGATTATCCCTACTATCAACGACCAAAACGGCAACGTGATTGCCAAGAACGATTTCTTGACTGCGCAAGTCTTAGGTCGCTACGGCAAGATGATTGAGCAGAAAGAACACGCTGCCAAGGAGTATGCAGACATCCTCAACGAGATCAGCACGGGAGTGGAGCAGATTACGGATGCTCAGAGTGCTAACTACTTCCTTTCCCATATAGGAGAGTATAAGCAGCATGGTAGCTCAGTTATCATCAAAACAAGGGATATGTTCGCCAAGAAGGTGAACAGCTTAAAGCTCGTCTACAACAAGTCTACCAAGCAGTATTCTGACCCTAAAGGTGCGTAAGTATGGCAAAGGTTGCATATAAGTTCTACGCAACCCTACTCGATAGCTTCTACGACTATCTGAATAGTGATGCTATCTACGAGGAATACTACGGGTACGTTGAGAACCCAAAGGTTTCCATAGATGAGTTTCACGAGAAGCAATATCAGAGTTTGTTAGACCGCATCAACCGAGTACCTTTCAAGAGTGAAGCAGCCGATAAAGGCACGGCTTTCAACGAGGTGATTGATTGCATGGTTCTGCATCAAAACTCCGACAAGATGAAGATAGTTCGTTGGAAAGACAAAGGGAGCACGGTAGGAGTAAAAGCCACGTATGATGGCTTTGACTTCTACTTCCCCCTCCCTCTCATTCAAGAAGTGGCATCGTGGTACAAAGGAGGCTTACCGCAGCAATACATACAAGCAGTCTTGCCTACGACTTTCGGAAACGTCATGTTGTATGGTTACATTGATTACGTTATGCCATTCAAGACGTGTGATCTGAAGACTACAAGCAGGTATAGCTTCGGTAAGTTCAAACATCATTTCCAACATTTGGTGTACCCCTACGCACTTGAAAAGAACGGTGCCGATGTTAGGGAGTTCGAGTACAATGTGGTCCTTTGGGGCAAGTACAATTACGAGACATTCACTGAAAGCTATCTGTATAGGCCGGAAAGGGATGTGCCGTACCTCACTCAACACGTGGAGGACTTCATACGATTCCTCCAAGATAACAGAGATAAGATAACAGACAAAAAAATATTCGCATTAATATGAACGAAGTATTAGACGAGAAAAGCCTTGAACTTGTCGTCTCCAACGAGCAGTTAGGCTCTCTCACCACCAACGCAGAGAAGATTCGTGACTTAGTAAAAGCACGTATCGCCCAGTACAACGCTGACAACTATGATGCTTCTAATATCGCCCAAGCCAAGAGCGACAAGGCTTTGCTTAACAAGGCGAAGAAAGCATTAAACGACAAGCGTAAGGATTTGGAGAAGAAGTTCATGCAGCCATTCCAAGGCTTCAAAGAAGTTATGAACGAGACAGTCGGTTTGATTGATACCGCAGTCAAGGGTATTGATTCAGTCGTCAAAGCCGAGGATCAGAAAGAGAAAGACCAAAAGCGTGAGCAGATTGAGCACATCGCTGAGGAAGCCGGACTTGAAAAGGTTGGTGTTAAGCTATCACTCATCTTTGATGAGAAATGGCTTAACAAGACCGTTTCACTGAAGAAGGTAAAGGAAGACATCGAAGCAAAGGTTGCTGAGATTACCAACAATCTGAATACGCTCAAATCGTTCAGTGAGGATTTCGATACCCTTGCTACACGCTATCGTGAGAACCTTGACTTCAATGCTACTATAGCGTTTGCCAACGAGCTGAAAGCACAAAGAGAAACTAAGAAACCTCAGCCGGAAGCTGAGCAGGAAAAGAGCAATGAACAACCCTCCAATCCTAAAGAGGAGCAGAAGCCACACGTGGTAGACGATGCTATGGATGCTTTTGCTGATGCTTTAGGGCAAGGTATAGAGATTGAGAACGAGCCTTTCAGAGCTACGAGAATGGTCGAGATTACTTCTACGGAAGACGATTTCGCCAAGGTCGTTAGCTTCATGGAAGACAATGGTATCACCTTTGAAATTAAATAGCTATGCCAAATCAGATTACGGGTACTATTTTAGAGATAGGTTCGCCTGTCAATGTTCCCACCAAAAGTGGAAACCCATTCACCAAACGGGTGTTGATATTGGATGCTTCGACATTCGATCAGTTCACGGGAGAGAAAAGAGAAAACTACCCCTCTTTCACCTTCATGCAGAAACGAGTGGAGGAACTGAATAACTTCCAAGTAGGTCAGCGAGTAACGGTGTCATTCTTCATCAGTGGTAGAAAATGGGTAGACGAGAAGAATGGTGGAGAAGTCAAGTGGTTCAACGATGTTGTCGGTTACAAGATAGAGCCGTTTCAGCAGTATCAGAACTATAGCGCTCTGGCACCTCAGCCTCAGCAGGCCACGCAAGCCCCACCACCACCCATGCCACCGCAGCAGCCAAATAATGATGATGATCTGCCATTCTAAAGAAGTAGGCTATGTAAGAAAAGCTGACACAGAAAAAGGTTATCCTCGAGCACCTCCAAAGGTTCGGTTTCATAGAGCCGTTGACAGCACTCAGAGAATACGGGTGTTACCGACTGGGTGCGAGGATAGCCGACCTCAGAAGTGAGGGCTATCACATCATCACAGAGAACCAAACGGCATATAGCAAGATAACGGGTAAGCCCGTCAGATATGCCAAATACAAACTGATAGTATGATATTCAATCTCAATTCAGAATTTGAAAAGCAGAAGTTCAAGGAGTACTGCAATGAGCAATACAAGAAAGGCGGTATTGTTGAAGTGAAACGCAAGCATCGCCAACGCTCTACCTCGCAAAACTCCTATCTTCACCTATTGTTGGGTTACTTCGCTTCGGAGTTCGGATATAGCTTAGAGGAGGTCAAATACGACATCTTCAAGAAGAAGGTCAATCCCGATATTTTCAAAGTCGAGAGAACGAATAAAAGAGGTCAGAAAGTAATAGCACTGCGCAGTACGAGAGACATTGACACGCTTGAAATGACAACAGCCATAGAGAGGTTCAGAAACTGGTCCTCAGCAACGTGCGGATTATATTTGCCAAGTCCAAATGAGCAAGAGGCTCTGATATATGCGCAGCAGCAAATGGAACAATACGAACAATATTTATAACTTCAAAAGTTTAAGACAATGATTTCAAATTTGAAAGATTACGAACCGAAAGAGGTTCAGTATGTCCTCAGTGACAACGTTAAAGACGTATTCCCGATGGAGTTGGATTTCACCAACATCACCTACAAGGGAAAGAAGATTAAGACTGCCAAGGATGCTATGGGATTCGTCAGCAAGGAGTTCAACGCCACCTATCCCAATGGTGAGACAGTTGAGCGCAAACTTGACGACTTCGAGGTGAGCAATATCCGTGAGGAGTATTGCGTAAAATGTGAGAACGACCTCCCTCTCAAAGAGCAGGAGTTGGAGGAGACGTTGGAGCGTATCAAGGCATTGAAGAAACACGCTGAGGAAGCTCTTGCAGCCGTTCGTATGGAGATCGCCAAGTATGCTGCCCAAGTCAAGCAAGGCACTACGGAGATTCGTCTGCGTACCAACGAGACGTTCTGCATCGCACTGGCCGGATACTACGTCTACTACACGTATGACCGTAACAAGCAGAAGTTCGTCCTTGCCAAAGGCTTTGAGGTGAGTGACCGTTCTGAATTATGGTCCCAAGAGGAAACCAACCGCAAGACCATGCACGATTACTTCAACCTTGATTTCCCCGAAGCAGAGAAGCCTACGGAGGATAACAAGGATGAAGAAGGAGAAAAGAGCGATGCAGACAATCTGCCATTCGCAGACGAGGAAGACGCTGAGTAACTAACTGAGGGTGGGAGCCATTTCCCACCCTCCATTAATCAAGAGCAATGAAATACGAATTAAGACCCTATCAGAAAGCAGCAGCAGAAGCGGCTATCAATGCTTTCAAGGGTAAGAGCAGTAAGAATGGATTACTCATCTTACCTACTGGAGCCGGAAAGAGCCTTGTCATAGCTGAGATAGCTTTCAGACTTAACGATCCTATTTTGGTGTTCTGTCCGAGTAAGGAGATAGTCGTTCAGAACTACGAGAAGATGTGTTCGTATGGCGTTTGGGATTGTGGTGTCTATTCTGCATCGGTAGGCATGAAGAATATCAATAAGATTACCTTTGCCACCATAGGCAGTGTCATGAACCACTTGAAGGATTTCGATGGGTTTCAATACATCATGGTTGACGAGGCCCACGGAGTGAACGCCAAAGGAGGTATGTACGAGCAGTTCATCCACGCAAGAAAAGACAGACAAGTGATTGGACTGACTGCAACGCCATATCGGTTGGGAAAAGGTTTTGAAGGTACGTCAATGCTGAAATTCCTCACTCGCACACGACCAAGGATTTTCGAGAAGGTATTGTACTACTGCCAGATCAGCGAGCTATTGAACAAAGGCTACCTTGCTGACTTGCAGTATTTCGACCTCACTACCATAGACTTGAAACGAGTGAGAAGCAATTCCACGGGTGCTGACTTCGATGAGAAATCACTGAAAGCGGAATACGAGAGAAGCGGTTTCTACGATAAGTTGACTATCACCACCCTCAGAGTTTTGAAGCCGAAAAGTGGCAAACCAAGAAATGGTGTTCTTGTCTTCACAAGGTTCACAAAGGAAGCTGATGAGTTAGTCGAGAAGCTAAAATCAAAAGGTATCAAGGCTGCTATTGTCACGGGAGAAACGCCTAAAGGGGAGCGAGACCAAGTGTTAAATGACTTCAAAGCCAAGAAGATACAAGTCGTTGCTAATGTGGGAGTCTTGACGACTGGCTTTGACTTCCCTGCTTTAGACACAGTGATATTGGCACGTCCTACGAAAAGCCTTGCTTTGTTCTATCAGATGGTTGGTCGTGCCATTCGACCCTTCAAAGGTAAGGATGGTTGGGTTATAGATTTAGGAGGTAGCTATAAGATGTTCGGTAAGGTAAGTGATTTGAAGATCGGTTTGGAGAAGCCTAATTCTGAATTATGGGCTGTTTACTCCAACGGCAGACAACTGACAAATAGAAGTTTCTAATATGGAAAAGTTTAGTGTTATTCTCGCTTACTTCGAAGGAGATAAGCGAAAGGAAAGAGTAGTAAGAAAAGGGCTTACCCTCATGGGTGCTATTCGTGTACGTAACAAGATACACAAAGCAAGTGGCGCAGCAGTATTCGTAAGGAAGGAGGATGAAGTATGATGCCCTACTATTGGAAGCGCAAAAAGAAGAAATCGGATACACCAGCAGATACACCAACGAATACACCAAAACGGAGAAAGCGTAAGGTCAAAGGTGAGGAAACTCTTGAAGATTTGGTGAAGAAACTCGACAAGGTTTTCTCGCTCTACATCCGTTTGCGTGATGTCATGCCAAGTGGTCTGTTCAGATGTATCTCTTGCGGTCAGATAAAGCCCTATTCCCAAGAGGATTGCGGTCACTACATCAGCCGTACCAACATGATTACAAGGTTCGATGAAGATAACTGCAATGGCGAATGCCGCGCTTGTAATAGACTAAGTTCGGACCACCTAATAGGCTACAGAAAGAACCTCATCACCAAGATCGGTTTGGATAGGGTCAGCGCTTTGGAGTGGAAAAGGAATCAGATAAAGCATTGGACTAAAGACGAGCTACGTGAGAAGATTTCTTACTACACGTTGGAAGTCAAGCGATTATCAGCCGACAAGGGCATATCTGTTAAAATCTGAAATATAGTTAAATTTTAAGGTAAAGTGTTTGTTTCTCAAACATTTTTCTTACCTTTACACCATAAAACAAAAGAATGGGATAGGCGGAAGTCATGAGCCGTTGAATGGGGGTATCCACTTCCCCCTTCCCTTTTTTTACAAAGTCAAGTGGAGGTATAAAAACAAGTGGATATGACACATCAAAACGTTATACATTGTTCGATTATCCGTAAACAAAGAATCATTGCTTATGGATAAATCTAAAGGCTATATCAAGCTATGGCGGTCTATTCAGCAGAATGACTTATACGCCAATACGACATTTAGTGAGGGGCAGGCATGGATCGACTTGTTATTGTCAGCATCTCACAAACGCTCCACGTTCAAAGTAAACAGAATTTGGGTCACTATTCAGCCCGGTCAGATAGGGTTAGGAATACGAACTTTGTCGGATAGGTGGAAGTGGGGTATCAATAGGGTGCAGACTTTTCTCCATGTTTTGGAAGACCAAGGTATGATAAAATTGGGTAAATGGAATGCGAAAACCAAAAAGGTGGATTTTGGTATAGATACGGATACACCAAAAACTAATGTTTGCAACATCATAAGTATCTGTAATTGGGCGGATTATCAAGATTGTGATACACCATCGGATACACCATCGGATACACCATCGGATACACCATCGGATACACCATCGGATACACCATCGGATACATATCAAGAATGTAAAAGAAATAATAATAATATATCTTCTTCACTACGTTCAGAAGATTTGTCCTCTAACGAGGACGATTATTCTGAGGTCGTGTCGAAAAATCAAAAAGAGAAGATAGATTGCAAAAAGTTTGTGGAGTTTTGGAATAAGACGATGGAAGGTACAAGAGTACCCAAAATACAAATCCTCGCAGACCAACGAAAGGAAACGCTAAAGGCCCGTATGTCAACCTATGGCAAAAAAGCTATCTTTGCAGTGGTCGAGAAAGTTGCTTCTTCTGATTTCCTATCGGGAAGAAAGACAGACTTCAAGGCAAGTTTCAACTGGGTGTTCGGTCCCAAGAATTTCCCAAAGGTGTTAGACGGTAATTACGACAACGATAAAAACTCATTCAGCAATGGAAACAATACAAGCAATAGTGCAGAAGTGGCACGAGCAAAACGAGACAAAGAAGCAGCAGACCTCGTTGCAAGTCTCCTCGCAGAAGACGATGCTGCCAGAAGAAATAAACAGGACGATACAAACCTTTTTGGTGGAGTATAACCCAGACGTGCAAGGGGAGATCTGTACAAACTCAGATTTGTGCTTCTTCGGAGATTTCCCCACCCTCGCTAAACTGAAACGTATGGGAGATAGAACACCAATAGCATGGCTTATTCCTCAGTTGAAAAATCTCAGCGAGTTCTGTGGTTGCAAGGATAAGTTATCGGGTCAGCAACTCAAAGAGTGTGCGCAACTGATAACGGCAAACTTCTACTACATGAAGGTTTCGGAACTGATGCTATTCTTCTTCCGTTTCAAGTCGGGAAAGTATGGGAGATTCTACGGGAGCATAGACCCTCTCATCATCATGCAAGCCTTACGAGATTTCGCCAAGGAAAGGAACTACGCCTACGATCAGCACGATAACGAGATTGAAGCGCAGGAGCGAGAGGAAAGCCGACAGAGACACGCTGCATACCTTGCCGATTGCAAGCGCAAAGGAATTGAGCCTTTCGGTGGACGGCTGAAAAACATAGGCATCATCAAAAAGGAAAAGCCAAAGTACACGAAAGAGCAAATCAAGGAATATGCGGTACTACTCGCTGAGAATACTCGCAACTATTCTGAATCAACGCTTAAAGCAATGCGAGATTGGTTTGCCAAACAGTTTCACTTCACTCCACAAGGGTGGTTAGATAAAAACGCAGTATGAATCAGAGACGATATAACATGATACTCGAAATCATAGACAAGAACGAGTATCTGAAAACAAGAGAAGAAAAGCAACGCGCTTTTGTCGGTATTGCCGGAGCCTTTCAGTGGGCTGACAAGGTAGACCGAGAAGCAAGGGAACTGAGACGCAGATATGCTAACGGGAGTGCGCTGACAAAGTTAAATCATTACCGATACTGATGGTGTATATCAATCATATTTACAACGAGGATTGCATGAAGACGATGCAAAAGCTACCCGAGGACAGCGTGGATGTCGTACTGACCTCCCCACCCTACAACACCGCAAAAACTGCAAAGGGTGATAGAGCGTTACAGAATAGGGAAAACAGGTACGATGTCTTCGTGGATAAGAAAACCCCTTACGAGTATGCTCAATGGACGGTTGATGTCTTCAATGGGTTGGATAAGGTTTTGAAGAAAGACGGAGTTGTCTTGTATAACATTTCCTACGGAGCGGATAGCCCTAACTCGATGTGGATGGCTTTGATGTCGGTCCTCAGAGAAACGAGGTTTATGATTGCTGACTCTATCGTATGGAAAAAGAGATCAGCACTCCCGATCAACACGAGCCCTAACAAGCTGACGAGGATATGCGAAAACATCTTCGTATTGGTTCGCAAAAACGAATACTCCACCTACCATACAGAGAAGAAGCTATTAGGCGTAAATGCACATGGGCAGAAAAATTACGAGAGTGTTCCTAACTTCATCGAAGCCCCAAACAACGATGGAGCAAACGATTTGAATAAAGCTACATTCTCATCAGTCCTTTGCGAGCAACTGCTGAATCTCTATTCCCCAGTGGGGGGGTAGTATATGATCCGTTCATGGGTACGGGAACAACGGCAGTAGCAGCCAAACGGATAGGTATGAAGTTCATAGGCTCGGAACTATCCAAGGAACAATGCGAATACGCTACGAGAAGATTAAGGAATACGTTAACACAGAAAATTTTGTTTTGATATGAAAAAGACTATTTGTTTGTTCACTCGAAAGTTCGGAGGTGACGTGGTTAAGAGCGCCTACACTGACTTTCAGAAAGCATTGGATGAGTTCAACAACGCTTACCATTCCAATCAGAAGTGTGGTTTTAGCTGCATAGCGCAGACCACCATAGATGAGGATGGCAACTATACCAAGGTAGCCAAATGTCAGAAAGGCGATGAAATCATTCGGTTGAGATTGGAATCTGTCCCGCTCGATTAGCTCTAAATGTTAGTTACTGTTAGCAAAAAGTTAGCCAAAGTTAAATATCTGTGTATCAGCAAATTAAATGCTATTTTGTTTGGTACTTTCGAAAAAAATGACTACCTTTGCAATGTAATTAAGAAACAAATAAAACATTAGAGCAATGAAAGACTTCAAGTACAGTTTGACTACAACGTTCAGTGACGGATACAAGTTCAATTTGAACTACAGAACCAAGAGAGAGGTTGAATCCGCTTTCAGACGCCGTTACACGAGAGACAACAAGCAGTATGGTGCTATCTTGAAGAACATGGGTTGGTACCAGTTCAGAGAGTACACTGAGTTCGGTCACATTGATTGCGATGTCTTCATTTCTCGTAATTGGTAAAATAAGCCCTACAACGAGCCAAAAGGGTCAAACCCTTACAACTATCCACCAAAGATGTTTTAAGCGAAATTTGACCCGTTCCTTGGCTCCTACGGGTAATCTAAGAGACTAATAGTAAACTTAAGTTTCATATTAAACACTAAGAGCAATGGTTATTCCAAATTTCGGCCAACAGCCAACAGTAGAGTTGCAGCCCCAAAGAGAGGTAGCAACGGTAACGGAGATTAAGAACGAGAAGCAGTTCTTGGACTTCGAGTCAGAGAAGGTACAATCCATCACTCTCGATCAGTTGGAGCGTACCAACAAAGAGAATCGTGGAGACGATAGAAGTTGTCCGCACGGCATCTACCACTACGCCATGATAGAGCGTATCCTTGATATGTGCTCCAAGTCAGGATACAACGCAGAGGTCTATGATCTGTTTGCCACCAACAACCGAGACAAGCAGACCCCCGGTGTCTCGCTCTATCCCGAGTTGGAAGCTCAGTACGGAGAGCGAGCTATTGAGGCCCACACGCTGAGACGTGTCTATTGCAACATCCGTCTGACTAACTTCGATGATGAGAGCCTTACCACAAACATGGCAATTTCCTACACGCAGAAGGGAATCCAAGTAGGGTTCGGAAGCATGGTGAAGGTGTGCCACAATCAGAACATGTTAGGTCATGGTATGTTTGTTTCCGATTACTCCACCCATAACAAGTATGCCGGAGGAGACCCCTACAAGACAGACCTTAAAGGTATCTTCGAGACGGTAGGACGATGGCTTACGGATGCGGACCATGTTGTTATCAACGACAGAGAGACGATTGAGAAGATGAAGCAGTCAGTCTTCACCGCTCAGCAGTTGTTCATGATACTCGGAATACTGCACGCTACGAGAGTTCAGTGCGACACTCAGATTAAGGAGATACGCCCTAAAGGTATCAGCGTCTACCCCTTGAATCAGATGCAACTGAATAAGTTCACTGAGAGTCTTCTGAAGACTCAGCACGACACCGACAAGGTGACAGTGTGGGATTTCTACAACGCTGCCACTGAGCTATACAAGGCTAAGACGTGCGAGCAGAACATGATTCTCGTGCAGAATTTGGCAATGGTTGATTTCATCAATCAGTATCAGTTGTACTAAAGTCTAACGGAGGTGTGGTAGAAATTCCACCCTCCATAATTCGAAAGCTATGAAAGTCTATAGTAAGACAGAAGAAAAGTGGTTGGATGTGCAACCTGTCGTTGATGTCAACACCAACAAGGTGATTGGCTTCAAGAAGGAAGGAGGTAACGAGATTCTTTCTCCCGATCTGTTCTATGTCAAAGAGCCGATTGATTGGGACCACGTATTAGTCGAGTGCTCGATTGCGATTCTGAAAACTCACTTGCTTCGACAAGGTGTTGATTTGGGTAATATGCCATACTACTCTGACAAAGTAGTGGAGGCTGCAAAGATATTTGTCAATGAACTTAAAGACAAGATAAGCGAATGAAGATTTTTTTGTACGATTTAGAGACCACTGGCCTCGATCCGTTAAATTGTGCCACACATCAGTTGTCGGGCAAAATCATCATCAATGGCAAGGTGATGGAGGAGTTTGATTTCCACATTCAGCCTTTCAATGGTGCTGAGATTTCACAAGAGGCCCTTGACGTGAGTGGGGTGACACGTGAGCAGCTTGCCTCCTACCCTACCGAGGAAGAAGTGTTCCCCAAGGTATTGGCAATGTGTAGCAAGTACGTTAACCGCTATGATAGAACCGATAAGTTCTATCAGTTAGGTTTCAACGTTCAGCATTTCGACAATCAGTTCTTTCGGGAAATGTGGAGCCGGAACGGGCAGCGTTTCTTCGGAAGTTACTTCTTCAGTAATTGTCTCGATGCCATGTTGCTTGCTACCCCTAAGTTGTTAACGCAACGTCCTAACATGCCTAACTTCAAGCAGAGTACGGTAGCTGAGTATTTGGGTGTAAAGATAGACGAGTCAAAACTTCACAATGCCAATTATGACATTGAGTTGACGCAAGCTATCTATGATAAGGTTTGTGGAATATACTAAGGGTTATGGAGGATAGAGAAAAAGTCGTTTACGCCAAGTGCGCTGATTACCTTGACGATATAGCAAGGGTTGCCAAACGGATATACTTCGACAACTTCAAGCAGGCGAGCGAAATGCTTTTAGGTACGATAGAGACGGTAAAGCAATACCTTGCAACCGAAAGGATCAGCCAAGAGGATGTTGAAAGCGAGAAGTATTCAGATGCTGAAAACATCTTCAACGAGATAGGTGAGAGCGTCAGAACAATATCCTCCTACCCCAACAAAAGCAGAAGTTTAATACGCCAATTCGGAATCAAGCTGAATGGATATGCGAGAGAGAAAGCTACGGTAATGCGTGACGAAAAACTCGTTGACACTAAGGATGAAGACGATTGGTTTAGAATGTTCTGAATAAGTAAAAATCATAACTATGACAAGAAAATTTAGCGGAAACGTATGGACGCTTGATAATGACAACGGCACCCATACAACGATAGTTCACTCTATCAATGATAAGTGTTGGTGCGATATCGCTCTCAACTACAGAGGTCGCACGGACGAAACCCATCGCATTTGGTGGGATGATGCAGAATGGTGGGATGATGAGACTATGAAGAAGTTCAGAGCATCTACACAGAAAGAAGTATCAGAGTTGATAAACGAGCTAATGAATAGTTCAGAGAAGATCAGCAATCTTACTGTTATAAAGTTGCCTAAGAATTTCTTCATTGCTATTGAATTGATTGATGATGAAAAACAATTAGACTTCTGAGCTATGACAGTATTAGAGTTTTTGAACTATCACTACACAAGTTTGTATGTTCTTGCATTGTGCCTCTGTGTGGCTATTGCGAGTATAGGAAAGGAATAGAGCTATGATAGATATATTATTAGCAGTTGCGATAGTTTGCTTCGTTCTGTGCATCAACATCATGGCAGACAGAAAGGCAGACAAAATGATGAAAGAAGAAAGAGATAATTGGTCGCTTCTTTTCAGTAAGTTAGACAATCTCAGCCGGAGTTTGGATAAGGTTGCCTATGCACAAGGAGGTGAGTACCTTGTAGTAAGACAATGGTATGACACTGGTCACTGCACTTCAACGTTGGTTAGTGCTCATTCAAGAGAGGACGCTATTAACAAGGTTAATCATCCTCACGATCAGCCTAAAGCCGTATGGGAGTATAACGACAAGAATAGTTCCCTTGTCAATGTTGTTAAGATTTCAAATGAGTACGGATTATGAACTATAGAAAACTGAGAAAAGCGTATTGCAGACGTTTCGGTCACTACGCATCCTATTCCCTATACGACAAGGGAGGTAGGAAGATGATTAAGGCATCCAAGCGAGCCACTGCGGTAATGTTGAAGATGTCTCTCCATAATAACAAAAGCAGTATGCGACTAATCGCAGAAGAAATCGAGATGCATGAAAACGAAGCATAATCCCCTGCACCTCGTTCTGAAAGGAAAGTGGTATGACATGATCGCCAACGGCTCCAAGAAAGAGGAGTACAGAGAGATAAAACCCTACTGGGTACGAAGACTGACTGCAATGAGAGCTTTGCGTTCTGCATATGATTATCAGTTAAAGGTCAAAGTGATAGATACTAAGAATGTAGAAATTATTCAGACCGAACAGTTCTACCACGAAGAAGCCCACGTGTTGGATAATTACTACGATACGGTAGTTTTCCAACGTGGATACACTGCCAAGAAGATGGCTTTCAAGATTGAGAACATCATCATAGGCAAAGGCGACCCCAAGTTAGGTGCTCCTAATGGAGATTGTTTCATCATCAAGTTAGGAGAAGAAGTAAAAATGAGAACAGTTAAAATTTTAACATTATGACAAAGAAAGAGTTAGAAGGTATCCTCTCTCAGATTGATGAGGATGCAAACATCGAGTTCGTGAACGAGGATAGCTACATCAGCCCCACATTGGAGTTTCAGAACGCCAAGGTAGAGACAACCATTGCTTCCGATGGTAGTAAGGCTACAAGTATCAAGCTGAACTTCAAAGGCGTTAAGAATGACTGAGGTCGGCTTCTACAACGGATTCGAGAAGTGGGTAAAAAAAGGAGGGCTTAACTCATGTGCCACGCAGTCAAGCCCTCCACGCTTACAGAGCGTGGCTTAACATGAATTACGCAGAGTGACATGAAACCAAGAGAATTTTTCTGCCTCGTTAGGAATATGCGAGATAAGCAGAAGGAATACTTTCGGACACGGGACCACAATGTGTTGGTTCAATCCAAGGCACTTGAAAAGAAAGTTGATGATGAAATCATCAGAGCCGAGGAGATAATGAGGCAGAGAGGAGAAACAATATGATGCATTTCGTAGTTGGATTCTTCGTAGGTTTAATCTTTGGAGTATTGGTATTATCCCTTTGCTCCATGAGCAAAAAGTGTGACAAATGACAAAAGCAGAAATTATTGAGACCGTAATGAAAGGTACGGGCCTTCAGAAACACGAGGTGGTTGTAGCTTTCGATGCTATTGTTGACACCATGAAGACTGCAATGAGCAGAGGCGAGAACATCTATCTGAGAGGATTCGGGACGTTCAACATCACTATGGCAGCAGCCAAGAAAGCACGTATCATCAACGAGAATAAGTTTGTAGTCGTTCCGGCTCATAAGGTTGTGAAGTTCAAACCCTCGCCGGAGTTAAACGAATTGGTGAAATGACAGACGAGCAGAGACGTTTCATTGAAGAAAACTATCCATATATGTCGGGTCGGGAAGTAGGCGAAAAGGTTGGCATGGATCGTAATTGGATTAACACCTATGCGAGAAAGCACGGCCTTAAGCATACTCCCGATACCATAAAGCGCATTAAGGAGGGAAGATTACACAATCTCACTCATAGCAGGACGAAAGAGACCTACAAGAAGATTAGTGGTGCTTTCAAGAAGACATATAAGATGGAAGTGTTTAGAGTGTTGTCCGGCTACAAGCAGAAGACCAAACTAAAGGTATGCGTTCTGCCTAAGAAGACAAGGCGGAGGATAACGATGCTTTGCCACTCCTACAACTACTTCAAGTCAGACGATTTGAATAGCTCGACCGTTTATTACGATAGCGAGACGAAACGGAACGCCAAAGCAGAAGAATATGCTAAAGAGAAGTATGGTATAAAATTCGAGGAAGCAAATGGATAGTAAAGGAAAGTTGACCGTTAAAGACATCCCCAACGACATGATGGAAGCAATGCGTCGGCAGTTTGATGCCGCGCCACAAGTAAGGCAGTTGCGCACCCAACAACAACTGCTAATGAGGAAAGGTAGTTATCAAGGAGCTCTTGAATTAGGCAAGAGGATTGATGAGCTTTACAATGCTTTCGTAGCTGAGTATATACGGCAGGCCAACGATGATGCCGAGAATGTAGATATTAGGGACATTGGGCTTACAGATGCTCAGCTTGCTACAGTCGATACAATCACGCTTGCGCTATTCATGTGCAGCGACATCATAGATTCCTGCATCCTTGACATCAACGATGTACTGGCTACCAAAGACAGCACATTGAGGTATGAGGCTTTTGATGAGATTAAAGACTTGTCGAGGATGGTGAAAGGCAAGCTGTCCATCCTTCGGGGAATGACTTCTTTTATGGAAGGAAACGTTTGGTCGGATATTGTTGACAACATGTACAAGATGATGTTCAACAAGGCAAAAGCCATCATCAGCAAGAAAGGTGAGAAACTTATAGATTAAATAAACAATAGTCATGGAGAAGAAAATGAAAGAAGTTAGTTTGAACGATTATCAGAAGATGGCAATGGAGACTGCCATCTATCCGCTGCCAATCATCTATCCGGCACTTGGATTGGCAGGAGAGGCTGGCGAAGTAGCTGACAAAGTGAAGAAAGTTATTCGTGATAAGAACAGCGACTTCACGAATGTAGGTACAAAGCATGCCATCGCAGAAGAGATTGGTGATGTGTTGTGGTATTGCGCCACCCTGTCCCATGACCTCGGCTACTCTCTTGAAGAGATAGGTCAGATGAACCATGAGAAGCTGTTATCACGTCAGAAGCGTAACAAACTTCATGGCAGTGGTGACAACCGTTAAGTCAGCATTCTTTACCACGTCTATAATAGGGCTACATGGCATCCTTGCAGCCCTATTTAGATTACCAAAAGTTCCATTGACATCATCCCCTACCATAAGACCGTCTCGGGTAAGATGCGTTTCAACTGCGATGTGTTGGTAGGAAAGATTGACCCCGGCTACAAAGGTAGCGTGAAAGTGATATTGAAGAATGATGATGTTCAGTTCACTATTCCCGAAGGTACGAAGATTGCACAAATGACGTTCTACAGAACACTGCAACCGAAATTCATCCCAGTTGACGAGTTAACGGGTTATGATCGTGGCGGTGGATTAGGACATAGCGGAGCTAAGTGATATGGTTATGAATAATGAAGATAGATTTCTCAATAGTTTTGAGAATGAAATGCGCAAGATAATGCAGCAGCGGTTAACGACTCTCAATTCAGATCAGCTTGAAAAGTTGAAAAATATTTGGAGAGGATATGAGTATGAGGTTAGTGCAAAGAATCTCAAAATCGAAAATGTCACTTTCAATGGAAAAACTGACGAATTGGAAAGCATTAAGATAAGAGACGGTAAAAAGGTTACACTATTTACCAAGGATGGTTCAAAATCATGGACGGAGTAATTAGCGAGTTCGACCCAGTTATTTGGCCGAGGAAACTATTTGTTGTGGTTGGAGGGGATATAGATTTCCTCCAATCCAACTTTTGTAAGAAGGATGGTACGGCTTATGCTATGGAGCAAGAAGACAAAGATACGAGCAATGCCGTTACCTTCCTTGAAGTGATGCGTTGTGATACGGGTGATTTCGGAGAATTGATATGGCTCCACACCATTGAGAAAGCCACGTTACCCATCATAGCACATGAGTGTATGCACGCTTGTAATGCTATCCTTGCTGCATCGGATGTCAAGTTGGATTCTGACAACGATGAGACACAAGCCTACACCTATCAGTGGGTTTTCGAGCAGACCATTGTAGCTTTTGAGAAGTCAAAAGTTAGCCAAAGTTAAACTTTTGATTATCAGCAAATTAAATGCGATTTTGTTTGTTTATCTCAGAAAAAATGACTACCTTTACACTGTAATTAAGAAACATATAAACATTAAGAGCAATGACAGACGAAATCAAAAGACAAGTGATGATTGAAAGCCTTAGCGCTCTCAGTATCGAGGACTTCAAGAAGTATCTCGACTTCCACAATGAAATGTACGGATTTAAGACCTTCAAGGAGGTGCTTGACTACGACATGGTTTGCTACCAAGGTATCGGTGATGAACTCGATCCCTCTCAGTTCCGCAAGATGATGGACCATGACAACAAGGTATTAATCGAAGAATATTGTGATTAAGCTATGGGAAAGCAAGAGAAGGTAAGAGCGATTATCAGCGTATTCATGGGAATGGATTATTCCACCCTTGACAAGTTCGAAGACTACTACGCTTCGGAGTATTTCTGCACAACACTGCAGGATATCGTGAACATCGAATACGAAAAGTTGGAAGGTGAGAGCTTGGATGATATGCCCTCTCAATACCACGATAGAGTTTTGGCATATCACGATCAGATTCTTGAAGATTGGTTAGGCTAATGGAAGATTTGAACATCATCGAGAAGCAAGCCTACGATAAGGTGTACAACACCGCAATGGCTGATATTGAGAAGGGTTTCTTTCTTAATATCAATGCTTGCAAGGCTAACGTGAGGAAGATTAATCAGAGCATGAGAGCTTTGGAAAACGGAGCAGTGTTCGCTTCAAGTCTGGAGGAGGTTAACAAGGTTAATACCCTCCTTGCTGAGAAGCGTGGCAGACTGAACGCTTACAAGGCACTCATTAAGTGGCACGATGAAAAAGTTAAGGCTTATGAGACTGACCGATAAAGACTACGAGACCCTTGCCTACCAAGTAGAGGAAGGTGAGGATTTCGCTACCCTCGAAAAGGATGGTGAGGAATTGGAGATACGATACGAATGTGAGGAAGATTCCTATCAAGAGAATGATTATCTGAATGGCACCGGAGCATGGGTGACAACGGCAGTAAATCTACGGGTTCTGAATGTCAGTTGCACCAATGAGGATGGCGATGAAGTTGATAACGATTTCGATGAATGGAAGCTCTATCAAGAGGTAAGAGCGCAGAAGGTAGATTAAAAGTTAAGAGCAATGGATATAGTACAAGAAGAAAGAGCAGATGTAAGAGCCGAAAGCAAAGGCTTCGAGAGTCTTACGACTGTAGAGTTGATTAGTCTCATCTTAGGTGGCAGTAGCTCCACTCTGATGGATCAGTCACGGCAGATTTTGAAGTTAGTGGATTGTAAGCTACCTAAACTCAGAAACGTCAGTGAGAAAGAACTAACTGCAATCAATGGTGTGGGTAGTTGCAAGGCAAAGGCACTCCTTGCAGCATTAGAGTTAGGCAAGCGTGTTTCATGTTCCAAGCATGAGACGGATAGCATTGATTCATCGTCAGCAGTGTATAACTATCTCCACCCTCGTATGCAATTCTTAGACACGGAGGAGTTTTGGATATTGCTGATGAACAATAGCTTCAAGTTGCTGAAAGCCGAGCGCATAGGACAGGGCGGTCTGACTGATACCCCTGCTGATATTAGAATCATGATGCGTGAAGCGGTTCTGAATAACGCTACGGTAATGGCAGTAGCCCACAATCATCCTTCGGGAACGCTCAGACCGAGCATGCAAGATGATAGGCTCACCAACCATATCAAGAAAGCGTGTGAGATAATGCGTGTACATTTCTTGGACCACGTGATAGTAACAGACGGAGGATATTATTCATATAGAGACGAAGACAGACTATGAAGTATTGCGTAACAATCACAGAGCATCTTACTCGCAATGTCACGGTAGATGCTAACTCGGAGAAAGAGGCAAAGGAAGAAGTGGTAAAACGTTGGGCCGGATCAGAGGTTGTTCTTACGGCTGATGATTTCACGGACGTTGAGTTTGCTATCAGCCATGAATAAGACAGAGCAGGTTATCCGTTATGTCCGGCAGAAACGATGGAAGGAAGCCTTGGCAATAGCTAAGGCTTTCCGAATGGGTTTCAAGGCAAGCGAGAAACGTTCCATTGAGATAGCAAGCGATTGCATGAATGGTTCGTCTGACTTTTATCGGCAGATAGGCATCAACCCTCACTTAGAGATTGAGAAAGCAAAAGCGATATTGACGGAAATGTATGGCAAAAGTTAATTAATTGGAAATCAAGAAATTAACGAGGTAAATATTTGGTCAATCCGTAAAAAATGACTACCTTTACAATGTAATTAAGAAACATATTAAACTTTAAGAGCAATGGAAAAGCGGACTGAAATTAAGACATTACAGAGCCTCAAAGGTGACACCTATTTCGCAGATACCTTTTCGGCATCCACAATCGACAAGATGTGCGAGAATATCAAGAACGATTTCCCGATTCTTCTGAACACCGAGTATGAGTCTAAGCAGAACAAGAAGGTCGAAATGCTTGAAAAGCAGGTCCACGACCTCAAGCAGAAACTCGAAGATCAGAAAGCAGACTACGAAGGTCAGCTTGACCGAATGAACAGCACCGCCATTCAGCACATGAACGAGTTCGGCGAGAAGATAGTCTCTTTCATGGGCGATGTTAATGAACCCTTCTACGATGTAGTCGAGGAGGAGTTCGGAATCGCTTTCATAATCAAGGCGAAGCACAAGAACAACATCCTTCTCACAGAGGATGAGATCGACTACTTAGTCAAGAACTTGAAATAAAGGTAACGGGCGAGCCAACCACTCGCCCACAAAGAATAAGTTTTATGTGGAATACGAAAATGAGTGATGGAGTTCTGTACACACACGATGTTACAGACGAGGTTGTAAAGAAGATTCACGAGCAGATGGATGTCAATAAGGTTGCTATCGTCTACAACACCCACGAGACGTTTTACGGGTGGGATTTCGAGAACGACCTTCACAGAGCACTCAAAGACGATGGCTACGACATCAAGTGCGTGGAGTTGGATTGCAAAGAGGGCTTCCCCAAGAAGTTCGTGATAACAAAGAAGTAAAAGGTAACGGAGGGCTAACCACCCTCCCTAAAGATAAGAGCAATGGAAAAGATAGATTTAGCATCAGTCGAGAAGAAGTCATTCGAATTGGCTACTGAGAAGATCAGCAAGACGGAGGATATGACTATAGACAAAGCCAAGAGGCACATCGAGATTATGGAGTTATCAATGGGCGATAACGATGCCTACGATGCGGTTGCCAAGGGTAACATCAGAGCCTACCAGTTATTCATCACCGAGCAAGAGCCAAAGATAGAGCAGCAGAAAGAGGAGGCCCGTAAGAAGCAGCCGGTCTACTACATCGCCAATGGTGGTGGCTGCGATTGCTTTGACTACTACGGGTGGGATACAGAGGTCAAAGAGCTTCGTACCGCTTTCGTTGATTGGGATAGCGGTAGAGGTGCAGAAATGATGCCGGATTGGGATAATAACGACATCTGCAATATGCCTAAGAGTTGCGAGAAAGACTTCAAGGAGTTCTGCGCCAAATATTTCTCAGAGAAGTACGGAGCCGTTGCAGGCTTCTTCGATGATTATAAAGGTAAGATGAAAGTTCCTTGCAGAGTAACCACTGGCCGTAAGTTCAAAGGAGAAGGCATCCTCACTCACTTCACTGAGAAGAAGTATAGAGATTATAGCGGTTATCTCCATATCTCCACTACTGCCCACATCGTAGACGACTACGGAGTAGAGCAGACTGCGGTAGCCACAAGGGTGGAGATTTCCCATGACGTTCAGCAGCGAGTTATCCGTAAGGGCATCATGAATATGTCACTTGCTGATCTGAAGGATTTGTTTTACGGAATCCTTTGGCACTTCGGGAGATACCAATCTGATACCTATCCCAAGATTATCAAGGCGGCATTCAAGGACTTAAATGAGGAATAAGCATGGAAAAAGTATTCATCTACGGGAACAAGAATAACCCCGAAGGAGTAAAGAAAGCGTTGGAAAGGCATGGAGTTGATTGCTCCACCCCTTTCCAAGAGAGTTTCAGAAAAGCGTTGGCTGACCCTCACACTATTCTCTTTAATGGTACTGACGCTTACGGCAAGCCCGGCCACGTAGGTTGGTATAAGGATGATAACCTTGCTTGCGTACCTATGGTATACCATGAAGAAGGTTGGATTCAGATTTTCCCAAGCAAGAAAGAGAAGTTCGTTGACCTCAATAGAATGTGGCGGCCAATGGGTTCGGAGCCTATCGACTTCACTGATGATAAGAAGATGGTGACGTTCATCCTTTGGGATGGCAATGAAGACTATCCGAAAGTGAGTGTGATGTATTGCAATAAGAGTGCGTTTCACCTGCTCTTTGTTCAAGGTCAATATCAGTATTGGGCTTATATGAAGGACTTCATTCCTCATAAGGCTGATTTAAGCAGTGGAATATGAGCGGATTTAGAACCTACCCTACTATCCTTACATTCGATAGTGGTGAATCATTAGAAGCCGAAATATCGGTACCTACAAAGGCTTACACGATGGATCAGTTGGAGAGGACTATCATCAATAAGATAAATACTAATACCCCCCCCACGTGTTCAAAGATAACGAGAGTTAAAATTTTCAGAAACTACATCGAAGGTAGTTTGTTAAACAAGTAATAGCCATGAAGAAAGAAATGATTGAGTACGCAAAGCAATGGATAGAGCAAGGCAAGCCATGTTGCTACAGATATGGTTGGGGTTGGAAAGGTGCAAGCGCACGCCAACTCAGCAAGGAAGAAGCATTGAAGAAGTTACCTTCATATAGCTTCGGAAAAGGTTTCTATAGCTTATCATTCATCAAGGTTAACGGAGTAGAGACCTTGGAGTTTAACGAGTTGTCGGAAAACGATATGTGGTAACAGATTAAGAAATGGAATCGTAGAAGAATTACCGCCGTGAGGCGTTCATTGCTCAGAGGAGCAGTTTCTTAATTAGTTTGTGGGAAAAACATTCTGAGACGAAAAATATTTGTTAAAAGTGTTTGAGTTTCAAATGTTTTTCCCTATTTTTGTGGGCAGAAATTAGTGCGCACAATATATGAAAAAGTTAAGTGAGATATTAGACCGTACCCGTCCTGTCGGAGAGATTATCTCTGATTTGGAGCAGAAGTCTACTAAGCCGTTTTCATGGAAGAAGTTCAAGAAGGATTATTATGCTGAGAACCACCGCATAGCAGGTGACGAGTGGGGCAAGATAGACCACATCCATGAAGACGGTACGATAGACTTTGCAGCACGTCTTCCCTTACCTATTGAGCAGTTGCTTATCAATCACCTCAATGACTTCATGCACGCTAATCCCGTCAAGAGGGAATACTATGGCGTGGATGGCAATGAGACAAGGCAGCAGATAGTAACTGCAATCGAGAGAATATACGAGGGTGCTGACATTGATATTGTCAACATGGAGCGTGGTTTGGCTTACTTCGCTTCGGGTGAAGTGCTTACCATTTGGTATGCAGTGAAGAAAGAGAATGACGATTATGGATTCCATTCTCAGTACAAGCTAAAGTGCAAGGTCTATTCTCCTATGGAGGATGATTGCGAGTTATACCCATTGATGGACGAGAACGGTGATCTGATAGCTTTGTCTTTCAAGTATAAGAAGCGTGTCAAGGATGCGGATGTCTACTACTTTGAGTGCTATACTGCCGACAAGCATTACAAGTGGCACCAAGGCGATGTATCTCAGTGGACCGATGATATTTTCTACACCGATGGAGAGGGTAACACTACCTATGGCGATGATATCATCTTAGGTAAGATCCCCGGCATCTACGCTTACAAGAAAGACCCGTCTGTCGCTTATGGTACGAGCGAGCTCAGAAACGATATTGAGTATAAGACAGCCGGAGAAGCTGATACGGTAGCCTACAACTTTGCTCCTATCCTCGAAGTCAAGGGTGGCATCAAAGGCGATGAGAAGAAAGGCGAGACACGAAGGGTCATGAAGGTATCTGAGAACGGAGGTATCAACTACGTGTCTTGGAATGGCTCTACCGATGCAGTCAAGAACCACTACGCTATCACGAAGGAGTTGATATTCATGATTAACCAAATGCCGGATATCTCCTTTGATAACATGAAGTCGTTGGGCAACATAGGTTACGATGCGAGGGTTATGATGTTCACCGATACCATCCTCAGAGTTAAGCGTGAGAGCAAGCCGTTGCTTCAAGCCTACAGACGAGAGGGAAACGTTATCAAGGCTTTCCTCAAACTGATGAACGTTGATTGGGCCTCGGAGATTGACAAGATTTGGATTAAGCACTCAATAGACATCTACATCCCGAAGGATGAGAGCGCAGAGATTGACAAGCGTATGAAAGCCAACGGAGGTAAGCCTATCGAAAGTCAGCTTGAATCCATCCAACGTTATGGTCGAAGCAAAGACCCACAAGCCACCCTCGATGCTATCAGAAAAGAACAAGAGGATTCGCTTGGAAACACGATTAACTCATTACTCAGCAAGAGTCAAGAAAAAGAATAGCTTATGAAAGAGAAAGTAGCACACTGGCTTATCCGTTTAGCCGAATGGATCTGCCCCACTATCAACCCCGTTGCCGATGCGTGGGGCGTGCCTAAGAAATTAGGCTTATGCTACCATGTGGATAAGAAAGACATCAGAAAGTATCATAAGAAGCATCCCGAGTTCCATTCCTTTTCAGCAGCAAAGAGAGCGTTGATGAAGGAGTGTATGAGCAATATCGGTGCCACCATAGCAGGTACATTGGCTAACGAGCACCTCATCCATTACGAAACAAAGGTAGGCATGAACGATGCCACCATAAGCGGTTATATCGGTATCTATGTCAGCAAAAAGAAGGCTTCCAAAATCGACCAAAGGGCAGAAGCAGATAGGCAATCATATTGATTGTAAGTATTCCTACGATCCGCACCACCCATCCCTACGTGGAGAGCCTACGCTTGTTAGGTGTAAGTTCAGAGAGTGGTGCGAGGTAGCGCACTCCCCCGGCTGCGAGAAATTCGAGTGGAAATGAAGCATTATCACGATAAGAGACCGAGACCCCATGCCTTGGCACCGAGAGAACATTATAGCAAGAAGAATGGTTCGTGGAAACCTAAGATGGCTTTCGAGAATGAGGCGAGCTGTCACAACTACATCGAACAACACTCATACTTCAAGAAGAATGGCTATGTAGGTTATCTGTGTTCGGTCTGCAATAAGTGGCACATAGGAAAGAAGATTGATCTGAATGGCAAGCCCTAAGATTCCAAATCAGAAAAGTAAGTACGATGCGTTGAACATACGCTTGGCAAAGTATGTCGCTTTGATTCAGTCTGTCTACGATACGCTGAATAACGAAGCGGCACAGATTGCCATGCGCACGGGTTATGATGGCGAGAAGGAGTTCAAGTTCTCTGACTATCCCCAAACCAAGGAATCCGTTTTGCAATTACAGAAAGACTACGCTCAGTCTCTTTCTTCAATCATCTATAGCGGTACGTCTGAGGAATGGAAGAATAGCAATCTCATCCAAGACTTGATAGCGAGGAACGCTATAAACTTCTACACCTCCACCCACAACGGGAAGAAGAATAAGGTCTACTACCAAGTAAATAGCGATGCGCTCAAAGCCTTTCAGCAAAGGGTAGACAAAGGCATGAACCTCTCTCAGAAAGTGTGGGATCAGTCGGGTAACTACAAGCAAGAGCTTGAATACGCTATCTCTACTGCCATTGAGAAAGGCACGAGTGCAGTCACTCTCTCCAAGCAGATTAGTAAATATCTGAATGACTTTCCCAAACTCCAAAAGGATTATTCTGAGAAGTATGGAAAAGCAGTTGATTGCCACGATTGCGAGTATAGGAGTATGCGCCTTGCACGGAGTGAGATAAACATGGCTTACAGACGTGCGGAGGAGTTACGTTGGCAACAGATGGATTTCGTTATCGGCAAGGAGATAAAGCTAAGCAAACGTCATGAGCCTCATTCTGACATCTGTGATGATTTGGCGGGTAAATATCCAAAGGATTTCGATTGGACAGGATGGCACCCGAATGATATGTGCTACGTCATTCCTATCCTCAAATCAGAGAAAGAGTTTTGGGCTGATGAGGATGCGCCGGACTTCGATCAGACCAAACCGATTAGCGAGTTCCCTAAAGGCTTCAATGAGTACGTTGGTAGGAATTTGGAAAAGTTCGCTTCCGCCAACGCAAGGGGTACGTTGAGCTATTGGCTCAAAGATAACGATGATGTCCGTGGATGCGTCTTACTTATGGGAAAGGCTAAGAAGGTCGGTGATGCAGTCGAGAATATTGCTCAGACTATTGCCAACGAACGTGGCGCCAAGATGTCGGCTATCAGCTATAAGGACTTCAATACCCTCTACAGAAAGGTTACGAGTGTTGAGAATGGAGTGAAGATAGGCGTTGATGGTATCACAGATAGCGTAAGTGCTACTATCTTTAGCGAGAAGGATTTGGATGCTATCATCAAAGACCTTGCTAAAGATTCCCATTGGCTCAGAACCAAGGTCCAAGTCGGAGAGAACTTCTACGGATATAGTGGCAACATCATCAATCTGAAAATGGATAACGGAGTGGTCGCTGAGATACAAGTGAACACTCCTAAGATGATTTATGCCAAAGAGACCGAACCCAACGCACGTAAGATTTTGGGTGATGAGCTATATGATAAGATTGCCAAAGAGACAGGGCTTGAAGGTGGATTAGGCGGTAAGCTATACGAGCAGATCAGAACCCTCGACAAGATTAAGGATGTTGATAAGCTAAAGGAGCTGAGTCAGCAATCGTTGGATTATTATGCTCGTTTCCAACCAAAGGTAAAGAAAGTAAAGTCTTCCGTGCAAAAGGAGTCCATTCAGTACGCTTGGAACCTTAGAAAGTTGGATAAGACTGATAGGGAGCTTTTTGAACAGATTATGAACTACGGAAAGCCTGCAGGCGTTGATCCGTGGTCTTTCTACGATGAGCTAAAAAGAAGTGACTTTGACAAGGTAAAAGAAGAATTTCTTGACAAGATGTATCTCGATGCTTATGGCAAGATTGAGGATTATAGAAAGGAATATAAGAAGATATTCTCTGAAATCGGAGATAGGGTCTACAACTCTCCATTCTACCATACAGACGAGTTTGAGCATCTTGTTTCGAGGTATCGTAGTTTGCCGAGTTATATTGACACTACAGACTATACGAATGTAGCTAACGAGCTATTGGACGATATTAAGAAGTTCGAGAAGGAACATTCAAAAACTCCATTAGTGCCAAAGGAAACGTGGAGATACTACAATACCCCCACCATCAATATGCAGAAACTTGCAACGGGAGACACCAACCTTGCAGTTCTGTATCGTAATAGAATGCAAGTTATTAAAGGCTCAAACGTAATGAAAATAGATAAGTTTGACCTTCAAAAGCATTGTGATGAACTCGGCAAGATATATGATACGGGCAAAGATAAAGATTTTGAAGCAGTTAGCTTTTGGAAATGGTATAATAGTGATGGCGGAGCTTATTGGGATATGGTGGACCACTATCACGAATTAGCCAATGCTAAAGATTTGAATAAAATTCCGAGACGTTGGAGAAGCGAGTATAATGCTTGCCTTATGCGTTTGGATGCTAAAAGCATTGCAATGGATGGTCTGTATCAGTACTATGAAGAAGTAGAGCATGCTTACAACATCTATAAGCTATCTACAATGCAAGAGTGTATTGATTTCGGATTGGATAAATTGTCTTCTAAGACACCTTGGAATTTGTGCAAGATATATGTCGACAACAGAATACCACTGAAGGAATTACCGCTGAAGGGTTTCTTTGATAAGGAGAAGAATTTCTATCCTTTGTATGATAGGTTAGTGAAAGATGATTTCGATGTGTTCACTGATGCCTATTGCCATTACGGATATCATCATGTCTGTATTAATAAGAAGTATTTTGGAATCAACGGAAGGGCATACCAAAGTAGCTATGAGAGAAAGAATGTTATCTATCATGAATACGGGCACGCGATGGACTTCAGTCGAAGGACGCAAGCTATAGAGGAAACATTTGATAAGTTTGCCAAAGAATTAAACGATTCCAAGGAAGAGAAGATCAGACAAAAATTTTGGAAGGAGTTTGATGATGCCACGCAGAAGGCTGAAACGAAAAGAGACGAGAAAGATGTTGAAGAACAAACAATCGCACTGTCTGATGTTATACAAGCTATGCTTGATACCCACGAGAGGTGGTATGGTGGGCATAAAAATGGCTATTTCGATAGTAAAGAAGCTCAATACGATGAGTTTGTTGCCCATATAAGTGAGAACTATTGGTATAGTAATCCTATATTCAAGAAAGTGTGGCCGGAGTTATATTCTGCCATGTATAAATGCGCATTACAATTCTTCAAATAAGTTTGCAGTTATGAAGTTAGAAAGCTATCTAAAGATGTGCGGTGTAAGCACCGTAGACAAGTTATCAGACGAGCAGGTAATCAGTTACTTCACTAAGAACCTTGCTCCAAAACACTCAGCACAGAGTGTTGATCGTGCAGTTAATGGTGCATGGGATATTCCTCCCATGCGCAAGGAAGCTATGCCGTTACTCAGACAGGCGATGATTACGGGTCAGCGTTTCGTTTGCCATATCGTTGAATGTGGGGAGAATGGTGAAGGTACTACTCATTTCGAGTTAGGTCTGTCAGACTACTAAAAGTTAGTCAAAGTTAAATAATTGGTTATCAGCAAATTAACGCTCGTAAAATTTGCATATCTCAGAAAAAATGACTACCTTTACATTGTAATTAAGAAACATATAAAATACGAGAACAATGAAAGCAGTCGTTACAACAGAAGAGTTAGCAAAGGTATTAGTTGCCTCCTATAAGTTAAACGCTGAAAAGCAGCATCAAGAAAGATGTAGTGCTTACAGAGTCCTCTTTGATGAGGACTTCTACAACGAAGCAGCAGATAAAGCCATAGATATTCTAATCAAGGAAAAGGGAAATAAGTAACTTTGTAATGTAATTAAGAAACAAACAAAGATTTAAGAGCAATGAAAAAGATAAGTTATGATGATCTGCTGCAGGAAGCACGTATGCACTTCGGCATGGTACCTCAGTCAGTCAAAGACAAGATGCTGAATGAGGTCGAGAACGTCAACAAAGGTATGTGGGGTAACGACATTGAGTCGATTGTCACCAATCTGTACCTTGAAGCAGACGATACAGACGAGGAGGAAGTTTGCGAGACACAGAGTTTAATCAGACAGTAAGAAAGATATGGAACGTATGGAAATTCACGTCTACACTCGCAACGAGTTGGTAGACATTGCCAAGGGCAATCAGAAAGAGATTGACAAGTTAGAGAACGCTAAGCGCACTCCTTTCGGAGACTTCTGCTATCAAGAAGCCAAGAAGCGTTTGGCTCACTATCAGAGCCTCCTCGCAAAGTTCCCCGAAGATAAGGTGTTCTATCTTCACAAGGGTGAGATGGTAAAGATAACGGTACGATAAGAACCGATGTAGGAAATGCTCGATTCTCATTTCTAAGTTGGAAATGAGTTTCGGGATTAAAGAAGAAAAGTCATGAGATTCAATAGAAAAGAGATAGCAACGATATTGGAGATAGCTGCAACGGGTTCGCCTTGGATGCACATCAATGTATCCTACCTTGAAGAAGACAAGGTATCAGACCAAAGCCAAACGAGATATGAGAAGTTTGCGGAGGTCCTTACCAAAGGCGGTTGGTTGTTCTGCGATGATGATGAATCGAGCAAGCGATACATCTTCTACCTTACCGACTTGCAGAGAGGTTGGAAGAAGTTCAAAGAGGACTATCCAGAAGAAGCTGAGAGAATAGAAAACGAGGATGCTGATGCCAACGACTGCGACATCTACATGCAATACGTTTTGTTTGGAGAATACGTCTATGGATAAGTTTGAGATTTTCGACAAGGTGTCTAAGGGTAAAGAAGTCTACCTTTTAGATCAGCAGGGAGAAGTAGCCATGAAGTGCTACGCTGACGGTGATAGGGTTGGTGCCATGCTTAAACCCAAGGGCAAGAGAGCCTACAAGGTTGATGTTCGGGCAACAGACATCTTCGACACCATGAATGAATCATCTGAAACAACGAAGGAGGTCTACGATGAGTATTGATAGCGCAACTGCAAAGAAGATAATCGAAGCATACTACAGAGGTAAGAAGGACTTGAATGGGCTTCCTCAGATACGGCATCCATACGTTGTTGCGAGGATGGTTCAGTTTGAATCTGATGATGAGATTGCTTGTGCCTTGCTCCATGACTTGGTACGAGATAGTCGGCATGTTGGAGATTTCCTTTGGGATTTTGGAGTGTTGGAGATTATCGGTGCAAGCAAGGAGCAGATCGCCACGTTGGAATTGCTCACTCATGACAAGACTGAGCCGTATATGGACTATATAAGCAGAATATCAGCCTCCAATAACGAATGGGCATACGATATTAAATGCGCAGATTTACTTGCGAATATCGCTCGAAATAGAGGGAAATATCCAAGGATTTACGAGAGACACACACAAGCCTACCACTACCTTATGCAGCATCCGCCTAAAGTAAAGTTAGCCAAAGCGAGCAAAAGTTAAATTTCTGATTATCAGCAAAATAATGCGGAAAATGTTTGGTCAATCCGTAAAAAATGACTACCTTTACAATGTAATTAAGAAACACATATAAACATTAAGAGCAATGAAAAAGAACGATGTTAAAGCTCAGATTAAGAGCAACTTTCAGACAATGAGTTTCGAATCAGCAGTTAAGGCTAACGAAGCCCTCCTTCCCGAGTACATCAACGAGTACGGCAAGAAAAGCTACGTCTCAATGCGCAGCTACTACGCCAAGCATCAGACAACCGAAGGTGTCGCAGCAGAGCCTACGGCAGATGTCGCTACACTCGAAGCACCTGTCACAGAGACAGCCATAGAGGTTGAGCCTAAGGTGGCAGACGAGTTCGAGGATAACCTTGAAGCCGTTGAACCCGATCAGCCGGAGGAGTTGAAGCTAACAACGGATGTCTGCTTGGAGAAGCCTTTCTCATTCATCGGGTTCGAATTGAATGAGGAGAATGTTCGCAATCTGATAGATAGCGACAATAGCGTCCTCAAAGAGAAGTGCTTGGTTCGGGAAGTCTTCGAGGTGACTGGTGACTTTCAGTTCTCTCACATCTGCGAAATGAAGGTAGCCAACAACGGCAAGGGTTGGAATACATGGGATGATACCAAGGACGGACAGAAGTCTGAGGATTGGGTTACTTCTCACAAGAACGGCAACATGAGAAAGAGTAACTTCTGCTTCCCTGTCGGAGAGAAGCATCAGCTCATCCACTACGAGTATATCAAGTACGCTTTGCAGCACTACTACCTTGATCGCCTTGCATCTGAGGATGGTGCCGGAATGATTCAGAAGATTATCATCAACGAGGATTAAGAAACAGACGGGAGGGTTCTGTACCCTCCCCTTTAATACTAAGAGCAATGAAGTTAGTTACATCAGCAATCAAGAAAGAGCTTGCGAAATATCCACTGGGTTCACAAGATGGCAAGAATGGCGATGCTAAGGCTATAGCACGCTTCTTCTTTCCTATGGGCTCATGGACGTGGTACGTTACTGAAGCCAACCTACAGACGGGTGAGGCGTTCGGAGTAACGATAAATGGTTCGGGCGAGGGTGAGTATGGTTACTTCAATCTGAACGAACTGCAATCTCTCAGAGTCAGAGGTTTGGGTGTTGAGCGAGACATCTGCTTCACTCCTACCAAGCTGAAAGACATCAAAGACGAGTATCTACAGAAGAAACTTAAAAGTATGGGTTATGTTGCTTAACAATAGAGATATGGTGAAGTTGCTCCAAGCAAACGAGTACATCATTAAGCAGAATGAAGGTGATGAGTATAAGAACTATGTAGTTGCAGACAAAGGCTCTATCAGTCTTCGATTCCAATGGAGCACGGAGCCGGGCCAGCAGTTCTCATCTATCAGCGTTAGTGCTGCAAGAAGAGGATTGAAGAATATGCTTACACTCCAATGTATTGGAACATTGAAGAATCTGACGGCATCCAATCAGTGGATATGCGACTACAAAGGTATCGTTAAACTTCTAAAAGCGGTAGACATCATGACTTCCGCTTATGACAAGTTAAGAACGCTATGAATAATGAAGAATACATAATGTTATGCGAGAAGTTGCAGCGAGGCTCTAAGAACCACGCTTATTGGCAGAAAGTCGTCAGAAATCAGAAAGACGTTCCTATCAGAAGCGTGTGGCAAGCCTTGCCACTTCCCATGATGTCAAAGTTATTAGGTAACATCAGACCAAAGAAGAAAGAGTGCTACAAGAACGCCCTTTTGGTCGCTCAATATCTCCACTGCGATTACGTTGAAGGGTATGTGAATATAGGTGGTCTACCTATAGAGCACGCATTCAATAAGATGAACGGTAGCTATTTTGATGTCACGTTAGAATTGGCTTTAGGAGATAAGGTTGATAAATACGAGTACACATCAATAATGGAGCTTGATAGGGAGCGTGTCTTGGATATTGCAAGCGAGTTAGAGCTATACGGCCCGTATGCAAGTTATGTATATTCTAAACACATAAAGCTATGAATGGATCAGAAGCATTTGAAGCTACGATTGGCGAGTATCTGAAAGTCAGAGCCAACACAGACGAGAAGTTTGCAGAGGAAATGAAAAAGGAAGGCAAGTCCGTTCATGAGTGCTGCAACTATATCCTCAACATGGTTAAGAAGTCCGGCTGCTGCGGATTCGATGATGATGAGATTTTCAGCTTGGCAGTTCACTACTACGATGAGGACATCACTGATAAAGCCTTGCTGAAAGAAATCAGAGGTTCGGTAGTCGTCAATCACAAGGTGGAGCTAAAGGAAGAAGATAAGGAGTCTATCGAGGAGCAAGCCAAGAAAGACTATTATCAAGAGTGCATGAGAAAACAACGTGAAGCTAACCATCCTAAACCTAAGAAGAAGGTAGAGGTGCAGACGCCGGACTTATTTGGAGGATTGTCATGAAAGCAAGAACAAAGGTAGAAAAGGAGGTGATGGAGCTAAGCTCCACCCTCCCTAATCTGAGAAAGGATTCAACGAGATATTCCAAGAAGTCGTTCTATAGGATGAAGTTTACCACTGGCCGTAAGTCATGGTGTTCTGAATGTGGGCATGAGTTCGAGGATAAAGGTCAGAGTTCATGCCCTCACTGCCATTGCCATTTCGATCAGACGGAGCAGACAAGAAAGAAGACTGACCTCCACAATAGAGCCTACTTTGTTATCCTTGACACAAGGAATGAATGGCAGGTAATGCGCTATTTCAGAGTAGACAAGGAAAGTACAGCCGGAAAGCGAGCCAAGTTCTATAACTGGGAGGTTATGCAGCTATGGTTCACCAAAGGTCATTATGAAGTGATAGCGAGAAAGAGAAGTTTGGGGTTCTACATTGATACATTCTCCTATTGGTCTGATATGGAAATCAGAATCCCACGTATCAGCAGCAACGGCCCGCTTACGATTGAGGATATCCCATACGCATACGTTGAGAAGAAAAGCGTGCTGCCACAACTGCAAAGGTTTGAGGAAGACATCGAGCAAGAGAAATGCAAAGGATTCTATCGGAATGAGTTCTACAAGGTCTTGCTCGCACACCCAATGGCTGAGACATTGTTGAAGCAAGGTCACGAAGGTCTTCTGAGACAGATGTTAGATTACGGTATGATGAGGAAGGAATACTTTGATGCGGTGAAGATCGCCCTAAGAAACCACTACGATATATTCAGCCAAGACACCACCATGTGGCTTGATATGGTCGAAGCCCTAATCTATCTAAGGAAGGATGTTCACAACGCATTTTATGTATGTCCTAAGGATCTACAGAAGTCTCATGACAGATGGATTAAACTCGCTGAAAGAAAACGCAAGGAAGCCTATGATAAGGCTGCTGAGAAACGTAAGCTGAACATCCTCAAACGAGACAAGAAGATAGCTGAGAACTACGAGAAGTCGCACATGAAGTTTCTTGGCTTCAAGTTGGATGATGGTACCGTTGTTATCAAGGTTCTGCCTACGGTTGAAGCCTTCAAGGAAGAAGCCGATGAAATGCACCACTGCGTTTTTGCTAATGGCTATTACAAGAAGCCGAATAGCCTTATCATGTCGGCAAGGGTCGAGGGTAAACGCCAAGAGACTGTAGAGGTCAATCTGAGAGACTTCACATTGGTACAGTCGAGAGGTCACTGCAACCAACCCTCACCTTACCATGACGAGATAGTTAAGTTGGTTGAATCACACATGAAAGAAATCAAGAAGGTGGCATTATAGTTAAATATTGTGAAGAATAGGCACTTTTAGGAATAAAAGTGCTTGTTTTTCAAATATTATTGCTACCTTTACATTGTTAAAAGGGCAATATAATGAAAGTTTACACAAGTTATTTCGCAAACGGCAAGAAGTTGCATGAAGCCGGAATCATGATGATCGGCATTGCACTTTTCCCACCGAAATGGTTTTATGGGGTGTCGTTGCAGCAAGTAGCTCCTACCAATTCAATCCTTCACGAGGATACGGAAGAAAGGTACGTTGAGCGGTTTAAGAATGAGGTCTTGGCAAAGGTTGACCCCAAAGAGTTCATTGAAAACGTGATGACATTCAGCAAGGGCAAAGATGTTGCTCTATGCTGCTTTGAAAAGCCGGGTGATTTCTGCCATAGGCATTTGGTTGCCGATTGGCTGAATGAAAAGTTAGGCTTGGGGGTCGAGGAATTTGGTGTTAAGGTTTCGAAGAATCCTCATTACACCGAAGGAAGCCTATTTTAAGCTTATTACGATTCCACATAAATGGCAAAGCGGAAAGACGCTTGACAGAAGGACAGACTTCTTCAATGCGTGTGTGGTCTATCGGTTAGGACGCTGCACTTCTAGTACGGAAAGATAGGTTCGACTCCTTTCACACGCTCTAATTTGCGTGGATAGCTCAGTTAGTAGAGCGGTGTTCCTCCAGAACGCAGGTCGTTGGTGCGGGTCCAACTCCACGCTCATGAGCTCAATATGATACGATTAAAAGATTAGAACGGGTTATCTGAAAGACGTTTGAGAGGCGTGTAATGTAAGAGACCTGTTCTTTATTATCTCCGAGTTAGTTCAAAGCGCTATGCTCGCAATCGGTAACACGAGGGTCGGTAGCAGAGGTGTGGTAGAATAACCCCAACACGTGAGGGGCGATGGTGGTTCGAATCCCCATTCGGAGGCTATTAAGGAATGTTGCCAATGATAGATGTTTTTAGTCCCGATTGCTTGTTTCCGACAGACAACAATTTGGAGATACCCGAATTGAGGTCGGATATGCAAGCTGAGTTCTGCGAGATACCTTTTGTGTGTTTCGGAGAAACGGCAAGGACATATCAGATGAAAGGCACGGGAACACTCCATTTCTACACTGATGATTATAGGTTCAATAGTCTGTACGACCATCCCGATAAGATATTGCGGATGGACCCGTCAAACATCGTTGAGCCTAATTACAGCGTTTTCACTGACACACCTATCGCATTTGGCTTGCAAGCTATCTACAGAAAACGTTGGATAGCGAGGATGATGCAAGAACATGGTATAAGAGTCTTCGTTGATCTGAATGTCGCTCCTAAGTATTACCAAGTCAATCTGTACGGAGTGCCACAAGGTTGGCGCAGTTTCTGCACGAGAGGTTCTGAAGACAGAATGAGCCAACTTGACAACGAGTTCAACCTTGCAAAAATGCGTAGGGGCGGTGATGATATCTTATTCGTTTGCTATGGTGGTGGCGAGAAATGTCGGGAATGGTGCCAAGTTCATCATGCCGTATATGTCAATCCTCTCATCAACTACAAGAATAGTATTAAGCAGAAGAAAGAACTCTATAGGCAAGGTGTTTTCTTCTTTCAAGATGATATACCCGTAAAGACTGTAGAAAAGAAACAAGTTTACGACTATGCAGACCGACTTTGAACGTACTTTTGGAATTGAGATAGAAATGTGCAATGTAGACAGAGGGAAGATTTCTCTGCCTAATGGCTATTCGTGGTCTAAAGACGAAAGTATATTCAATACGGATGGCAAATCAAGCAAACATTTTGGTGGAGAGATAAATACTCCTCCACTCCACTTATGTCAGAGAGATAGGAAAGACTTGCGTGACATCTATTCAGACTTGAAAGACAACGGAGGAAAAATAAAATGGAGCATTGATACCCATGTTCACATCTATGCAGGTGACCTTACGTTGGATCAGTTGAAGAATATCTTCTATCTTCTTTATTGGGATTACAAATTTGTCAAGAGGTATTGCCATATTGCCGATTGGGATGAAATGGTCTTTAACGCTCAGCCACTTCCAACGGAAAACAAATATGATTTGGTAAAGAGAGCTGCTTCGTTATTTGATTTGGAGCATGCTTTTACCAATCAATCCAAGAAGAGTTATCTCAGATTAGCAATCAATATAGCTTCTTATTTTGTAAGGAAGACTATAGAGTTCAGATGCTTCCATGCTACAGATAATTTTGAACTTGTTGAGAATTGTGTAATAGCTTCATATAGAATGTTCAACTTTGCAGTTACTCATACCGAAGACGAAATTAAATCCATATCTTCTTATGATGAATTTTGCGCAAAGTTAAAGCTACATAGAGAAACGCCTCCAACTCTCACTCCGTTGATTTATCAAGGCAACCCATATAGTAGCATAGAGACGTTTATGACGAACTCTCTTCCCTACAACTCTAAGCAAGCATCATTGCTATACGAAGCTATCCAAAAGAATAAGCATACGGATATATGCGTTGTCAATGGTTTCATGTATTATTACGAGCTATTCCTATTGGATAAGATAAATGTGTCTATCTATTGCCAAGACGCTTATTGTTATCTGCTCTATCTGATAGCCAACGGAAAAGTTTGCCTTACATACAAGGATCGCCTTGAATGGTTGGAGGATTACAATGATAAATCGGTTAAGAGCCAGCTTGCCCTTGCTCTGTATGCTTCAAGCCTACAGAAGTTTCTTATGAGCAAGAGTTCTCGAAACGATGCAATCATAGAATCGCTTAAAATCAAGGCAAAAGAGTCTATTGAGAAGATAAAGATATCGAATGATAGACTTCTTCGATTGCTCACCACATGCGAGTTTAAGGTTGGGACCTTGCAAGATGCTATCAAAGACAAGCAGGTCATATTTTTCAACTACGGAGAAGATAAGAAGCAGAAGCGCACATTCAAACTCATCCAAGAGTGCAGTGATTTGGATTTGAACTTTGACCTAAAGCGTAATGATTATTACGACTTAGTAGAGAGCCTTCCGCAATCATCTTACTTCTACTATTTCAGCAATAGTCCGTTTCTGAGCAATATGCACAAGCTCGCTATGATAAAATCATCGAATGGCGATAGGCGTTCTGCAGGCCGTTTCCTCTATTGCAATAAGCCCACACCCGTCAATGATGTCTGCACATCATACAAGGAGTCGTTTGTCGATGTCAACGAGATAGTTCCGCCGGATGATTTGGTTATTGACGACCCTAAAAAATTGAAGATTGCCAAATGCAATTCAAGCTATCTCTATTGCTTGCAGAAGAAGTATATCAAGAAAGTTGATATGGTAAGCAGGTGCACCTATGCTTTCGTTGTCATGTATGACAAGTACACACTCGGAGGTTTTGGATTCACCCTACCTCAGCATAAAGGCTATGATCTGTTTCAGTTGACAGATTTCTGCACCAACAATGAGATACCACGTCTGAGTAAACTGATATTGGTTTGCATCCAATCGGTAAGGGTTCAGATGGAGTTAAGCAGACGTATGCACAAACTATGTGAGAAGGTTATTTCATGTGCCTATACCCATAAGCCTGTAAGCATGAAGTACAGAGGTATCTACAAGAAAGTGAAGGAACACTGCACATCATCTTACCTTGCCTACGAAGGTGTTCTTGGGCAGTATGCAGATAACAAGGCTATCATTGCTAAATATCAAAATCTTTGTAAGAATGGGAACAGAAGATAGATGGAAATATGCCAAGGTCGATATTAATCTTATCGACAATGCAGAGTTGAACGCCAACGAAATGACTGATGAAGATTACGCTCAGTTGCGTGACAACATCAGTAAGTCCGGCCTTAGCAGTGTGCCTGCTTGCTATAAGAAAGCTAATGGTCGCTATGTGATGATTAGCGGTCACCATAGGTTGGCAGCGTGCAAGGAACTCCACTACAAGACTATTGGCATTTTGTGGTGTTGGGAGAGTGAAATGACCCAAGACGAGATTATCGCTACGCAGCTATCCCATAACTCGCTTCACGGCCATGACAATCAGAGCATCTTGAAGAAGTTGTTTGAGCAAATCCATTCAGTAGACTACAAGCAGTTTGCCCACGTAAACATGGATGAGATAAAACCTGTCAGCACGGATGGTATTAGTGTCTTCGCCATGAAAGAGAATTTCGTCTTCACGGTTATCCTCTACCCCGATTCATTCGAGAGTTTGGATGAGTTGTTTGGAGACATCAGAGAGCAAGCAAAGAAAAGCGATGCCCTTATCCTTGCAAGTGAGGAGGACAATGAAAAGAACCTCCTTAAACTGCAAACGGAGATAGGCAAGGAGTATGATATCAAATCTCCAAGCATCACATTCGCCAAGTTGTTGGAGTTGGCAAAGGAACGTTTAATCGAATTAAGAGACAAGAAAGATGATTTGGATAATAATGACAAAAAGTGATAAGGAGACTTACATCCTCCCTCACAAAGCAATACAGATAACAGAAGCTCTTGGGAAGAATAATCTGAAAGTCGTTTCAGTAAATAATGGTAACGAGGTTTATATGCTCGGTATCAAGAAAGATGATATTGTTATCTCAGAGACACGTAACGAAGGGGTCAATTTTGCTATTACTGAGATTTGCCGAGCTAACACTGTAGAAAGTAAAGAGACTATTCGCTTAACTAAGGATAAAGAGGCTGTTAAGCCTCTGCTTGCTGATGCTAACATACCTTATCCAAAATCTTATAGATACGATGAAGCAGAGGAAGGACATTGTTATTTCGTCAAGCCGAAGTTTGGTGAAGATAGCAATATGATAGATGAAAGTTCGATCTGCCATAATGCTCGAGAAGTCCGCATAAAGTATCGTAAGTTAGTATCAGCAGGATGTAAGCCTATAATAGAAGACTACATTTACGGAGACGATTATACTGTAGCAGTAGCCAAATGCAATGATTTGTTATGCTTTCCTATCAAGGTAAATCTTCTGCATAGCTCCATAATGACACATAAGGCCAAGTGGGATGAAGATGAGTTCTGCGAAGTTCCAGATTGTGGCGAGTTCGAAGAATTGAAACGATTAACTGCAAAGGCTTTCGATGCCGTTGGATGTAAACATTACATGAGGATAGATTTTCGCAAGGGTAATGATGGTAAGTTCTATCTGATAGACCTCAATCTGTTCCCCGGTCTTGGTCCAACAGACCATTTTGCAAAGTGTTTAGCTCTCAATGGCGATTTGAGCTACAAGCAGATATTGAATACTATTATATACACTACGGGAGGAAATCTATATGGGTTGCGTTAACAGAACAAAGAAAATCACCAACGAGGAGATTGCCACAATGTACGAGAAGAAAGGTGGCAATGTCTCAGCTACGTGTACTGCCTTGGGAATGGATCGCAAAACATTCTATAACCGCAAGGAGAAGAATAAAGCACTCAGAGACAAGATTAACGAGACGGATGAGAGCCTTATCGACTTTGCGGAGTCAAAGCTGATGGAACACATCAATGATGGCGATGTAACATCACTGATATTCTTCCTAAAGACCAAAGGTAAGAAACGTGGATATGTTGAAAGGGTCGAGAACGAGATTAGTGGAAACGCTTTCGAGAACCTTATGAAAGAGGTTACGGGTGAGGATAGTTAATCCTCAACTTCTACAATTATAAAATGTCGAGCGTAGCAGTAAAGAACAAAATGCGTGAATGGCGTAATGATTGGAATCTGTTTATCAAGGAGGTCCTAAAGGCTGACCTTGACAAGGAGCAGAAAGCTATTGTTGATGCCGTTCAGCATAATAAGATGGTAGCAGTAGCTTCGGGAACCGCACGGGGAAAAGACTTCGTAGCGGCTTGCTGTGCTATGTGCTTTCTCTATCTCACTCCTACATTCGACAAGGAAGGTAATTTGGTAGGCAATACCAAGGTTGCCATGACAGCCCCAACAGATCGACAGGTGGGTAACATCATGGTGCCGGAGATTCGAAGACTTTTCAAGCACGCAAAGGTACTGCCCGGCCGTTTCGTTGCTCATGACATAAGAACTGATTACGAAGAATGGTTCTTGACGGGTTTCAAGGCAGGTGATGATAACACTGAGGCATGGTCGGGTTTCCATGCAGTGAACACCATGTTCGTAGTAACGGAGGCATCGGGTATCAGTGAGACGGTGTACAATGCTATCGAAGGTAACTTGCAAGGTAACTCACGAATATTGTTAGTATTCAACCCTAACATCAATATGGGTTACGCTGCAAGGGCAATGACACAAGCACGTTTCAAGCATTTCAGACTTAACTCCCTCGATGCGGAGAATGTCGTGGAGAAGCGTATCGTGCACCCCGGCCAAGTAGACTATGACTGGGTGAAAGATAAGGTTGAGAACTGGTGTGAGCCTATCCAACAATCAGACTTCGATGAAGGGTTGGGAGATTTTACTTGGGAGGGTAAGACCTATCGCCCTAATGATCTGTTTCGTGTCAAGGTGTTGGGATTGTTCCCGAAGGTCAGCGAAGACGTACTCATCCCCTACGAATGGATCGAGCGTGCCAACCTACGATGGAAGCAAAAGGTCGAAAGCGGTTACAAGCCAAGGACACAAGCACTCGTTGGTATGGATGTGGCAGGTATGGGTAGAGATTCATCAGTTCTCTGTCCACGCTATCGTAACTTTGTTTCCAAGTTCGATGTTCATCAGTCGGGAGGTAAGGCAGACCACATGCACGTAGCCGGAATGGGTGCCAACTATCTCCGTGCTCACAAGAAGACGTTGTTGTTCATTGATACCATAGGCGAGGGTGCAGGTGTCTACTCACGATTGGAAGAGTTAGGATTCGATGAAAGAATATACTCAGCCAAGAATAGTGAGAGTGCTAAGGGTCTTCACGATGTCACGGGAGAATACACCTTTGCTAACATGAGGGCTTATCTGATGTGGTGTGTTAGGGATTGGCTCAACCCTAAGAACGGCTTCAACGCTTGCCTCCCACCATGCGATCAGTTTGCAGAGGAAGCCACATCTACCAAGTGGAAGTTCCTCAGTAGTGGTAGTATCATCATAGAGCCAAAGGAAGATATTAAGGCAAAGATAGGTCGCTCGCCGGACTATATGGATGCGTTGGCTTACACGTTCTATCCTAACTACAATAATTTGGATGCGAAAGCCATTTTGAATAAAGTGTTATAGTTAATTAGGTTAAGAAAGTTAGTAAAACGTTTGTAATTTGAAAGATTTTGATTATCTTTGCAACGTTTCTTAATTACAAGGCCGATGGCACTCATTGCTCGCCAAGGCTGAGTAATTCTCTTTGTGCGTTCGCCCGTGACGGGTAGACGCACATTTTGTTTATGGGTAAAATAAAAGCCCAACCGATTGGTTGAGCCTTTTCTTATTGTAGTGCTTCTGATTTCCTTTGTTCGTAGAGAACCTTTGCAGAATACTTGCCTACGTTCTCGAAGCTATCGTAATACTCCCCATTCTTCTTGAATAGTATGTTGAAGAAATGCTCCTTATTGTTTGGGAAGGTAAACTCCACTACGGTAGCATTGCAGTTGGCATCATCGGTGCCGAACCCCTCCACCAACACATCAAAGGCATTGACGGAGTTGATCGCATCAGTTATCTTTCTCAGTGAAGTGCTTGCCCACGCTATGACATTCTGACTATTGGTGTCAAGCATCGGGTTATACGCTTTGATGTTCTTTGTCTTCACGATGGTGATGGTCGGGACCTTGCTTCCTCTGTCTATCTGCTGCTGAAAATACACATGGTTAAGATACTCCACAACCTTTGCGTTATCATTGCCACACGAGGCGAATAACAACACCACAAGCGAATAAAAAGCGAAAGCCAATAACTTCTTCATAGGAATAATTTTAGCGCAAATATAAGCAATTCTACGGCTCCTAAAGATTTCTATTCGTTAAACAATATTAAAAGTGAAATTAGGTGTTTGTTACTCAAACATTTTTAAGTAAATTTGCGCAAGAAAGCGTGTGAAGATGCACGCAACAGAACTAATCGTAAACTTCATTGCTCTTAACATGAGAAGTGGTTCTACTCGATGATGGTCTGCTTGCGTCATGTACGCTCGCAGACCATTTTATTTATTGTTTTATTAATCTAAAGCTAAGAGTAATGAACAAGTATCTTACAAAGGTCTTGAATGCTCTGAAACCGAAGGTGAAGGCATACGGGTTCAGACGTAAGGAGTTAGAGAGTGCCGCCGCTACCATTGCCGACAATCTCGATCTCGCAGATGATGCCTCAGAGGAAGACGTGGCGAGTGCCATTGATGAAGCTATTGATGCGGCAATCCCATTCTTCAAACTTGCTCAGAAATCAGCCAATCGTTCAATCAAGAAGTTCAAAGACGAGTGGAAGGCCAACCACGAGGATGAGGACGAGGACGAAGACGATGAGGATGATGAGGATGATGACGATGAGAATGACGAGGACGATGAGCCCGCTCAGAAGCCCAACAGACAGTCTCGCAAATCATCCAAGGCGAACAAAAAGAGCAAGAGTTCCAAATCAAACGATGATGGCGATTCAGAACTGAAATCACTGCTGAAGTCTCTCAACGACAAGTTGGATTCCCAAGCAAGTGAGATTAAGGCATTGAAAGCAGGTAAGACTGCTGACAAACGTCTCGCCAAGATCAGCAAGCTCGTTGAAAACACGGGTAGTTTTGGTAAGCGCACCCTCCGTGCATTCAAGAAAATGCAATTTGAAGATGATGATGATTTCCAAGACTATCTCGATGAGGTCAAAGAGGATTTGGATGAGCTGAACCAAGAGCGTGCAAACGCAGGATTGGAGAAGCTCGGAACACCGCCTGCAGCACCAAAGACCAACAAAAAGGGCGATGGTGATGAAGACGACAAAGAGAACGTCATGAGTGATGAGGAAATCGAAAAGTTCGCAGAAGACTTCTAACCGCTCCAAATCAAAAATCACTAACAAATGAGTAAGATTGATATTACCGCAATCGAGAACTTCGGTTTTGAGAATGACCCTATAGTCATTCGTCAGCAAGGCCGTGGCATCATCGGTGGTCGTCTGCTTGACCTTGACAACTACTCCCCCGAGTATGTTCGTGTAGGTCAAGTTATCATCCGTGATGAGGAAAACGAGGTGTCAAAGCCTTGGCCCGTCAAGGTGGCTACAGACGGTACGCTGTCTTATGATGCACTGCCCGAGGGTTACAAGGTAGAGGGTGTAAGCCTCCGTACTATCCTTGTCTCAGACCCCGAAATGGTAGGTGTCATGTACGAGGGCGAGGTCAACGATGTTGCCTCTCCTATCCCTTTGACTGACACAGTATTAACTGCGATTAAGGCTTCATGCCCTAATCTTACTTTCAAACACGACTAAAGGAGGAGTAAGTTATGGCAGACAAAAGAAAATCATTATTTCAGAAGTACGTTCAACGTTTCTTCCCGAAGCTCCAAACGCTGATCGAGAAGATTAACGGCAAGCGTACCAATCCGCTGACCTATCTGTATAAGGATACATCCATTCTTAACAAGGTCTATGCGCAGGATAACAAGTGGGAAGCAACATCAGTCAACACGACCTACGTTGCAGCAGACTTCGTGGCTCTTGATTCCAAGCTGCCTATCAAGTCTCGCCCGACACTCTCTACGGGCAATGGTAAGTTGCCTAAGTCCGGTTCCAGCCGTGTGCTTCGTGAGAGTGAGATTACCACCCTCCAAGTCATGGAGGCACAAGGTGGCAATTCAGAGCGTATCGCCAAGCGTCTTGCTGACGATGCCGTTGCTTGCGATGTCGGTCTTGACGAGTTGATGGAGTATGCTTTCCTCAGTGGCTTCTCCAATGGTTACGTGGCACTGCCCGATAGCGACCATGAGAATCAGATGCTCCGTTTGAACTACGGCTATTTTGATTCCCACACCTACGCTTTGAAGGACAACGAGCAGATTACCACTGCCGACCTCGTTCGTGTCATTGAGAACGCCAACGATGAGCAGGATACCGTTCAGACGATTTGGATTTCCAAGTCTAAGTTCAATGAGCTTCGCAAGGCCCGTGACTCACGAGAGTTGGTTGCATCTGCAAAGTCTATGACTTACACCGCAGATACAGAGTTGCCTATTCCTAACTCAAAGGCTTATCAAGAGGCTTTCACTGACGAGTACAACGCCAACTTCAAGATTATAGACCGTACAGTTGTCTTCGAGCACAACGGCTCAAAGAAGAAGGTCAAGCCTTGGAACGACAATCGTGTTATCTTCGCTTGCAATACGCAGGTGGGTAGCTTTGTCTACGGTCAGCTTGCCGAGAATACCAACCGAGTTAATGGTGTCGACTATAAGTTGATTGACGACTTCAAACTCATTTCTAAGTATTCAACAACCGATCCGTTGACGGAGAAGACTTCGGGTCAGTGTATCGCTGCTCCTATCATCGAGGACGTAGATCAGCTTTATATCCTTGACTGCTCGCTCACATCCGCAAAGGTTGATGAGACCGCAGAGGCAAAGGATACCACTGACGTGAAGATTACCTACAACGGCAAGACCTATGACAAGGCTAAGTTCGTAGCTGCCCTTAACTCCATCACGGGTGGTAAGCAGACGGTGAAGACTACCGATGCCAAGGTTCTTGACAAGGTTAACGAACTGAGCGAGGAGCAAGTGGCAGACCTTGAAACCGCAATCGCAAGTGCCGTTGTAACGGCTTAATTTGAAGTGTTATGAAGACAGTCAAGCAAGCAATCATAGACGAAATCTACTACCCCATTAGCGAGGGGTTGGTTGATAACAAGCTGATAGAGCGAGGACTTAATGGCGATGAGGAATACACCTTAGATGTCTTCAAGTCTGCGAGCTATAAGGGTTGCTTGGCTGACTGCCTTTACTCTCTCATTCAAGCTATCAACGTTTCAGAATCTGATAAGAGCATAGGTACATTATCAGACGAGCAACGAAAGCTGATACTACGCAGAGCCAATGCCCTCTACAAATCCATTGGTGAAGACGAGAAGGACGATGGCGAGCCAACAGTTGAAATAGTTTCTCTAAAACGCATTCGCAGACCATGGCGACCATTACGCTAAATCCACACTACCTACTCATTCAGAAGAAGGGTACTGCACCCTACGAGGATGAGAATGGTGATTATGTCCCCGGCACAAGTGCTGGAGGCACAAAGCCAAAGAACACTGCAAACTTCGTGATTTACGAGACAACAAAAATTGATGACGGCATCGTACTGGTAGCCCTCATCATGCAGGCTTATGAGATTCACGAGTCAAAGCTTGTTCTCCCGTTCTCGGATGCAGACAAGGCGGCTCTCACCTCCCGTTTCCAGTTCGAAGATTAATCAACCCCTAAAAAGAAAGAATCATGTTACTTACAATTCAGACATTATTCAATGACCCCGACATAGTCTCCGCTACTATCGACCGGGTACTCTGTTTCCGAGGGCGGCATGTCCATCTCCAAGGCTGACAAGGACGATTTGTTGTATCTTGCGAATCAGCTCTACCGGGAAATCGGAGAAGAGCCGATAAGCGAGAGACCCGTCATCAAGTTTTATTAATCCATGTTGAATTTCAGACCACATAGAATCCAGCTTATTACAACCGTCCAAAGCGGAGGTACTGATGAGGACGGCGTGCCAATCCCTGACACAGAGAGTGTCGAGGAAATGCACTGTAACATCATACCTAACGGCAGAGGAGAGGTTGTGTATCTTGACGGCATCGCCATGAACTACTCCTATCACATCTACTTAGACCGGGACTGCCCCGATTTCAAGAAGGGTGATAAGGTAAGATTGTTTGGGGCGGACGGAAAAGAGATAAAAAGCGATAAGGGCTATACGGTCAAGCAATTCTTCAGATACCAGCTAAACGCACAAGTATGGGTATGAACTTGGATGGTGTCATGGAAACGCTCGCACGCTTGGACAATGCGCAGGAGGCCGTCGAGAATGCGATGGCCGAAGCCTTTGCCTATGCCGGTGAGTATGCCGTGGCAGGAATCAGGACGGGAAACATGAGCCAATGGAATGACCAGACGGGCAACCTCCGTTCATCTGTTGGCTATTCCGTGGTCAGAAAGGGACAGGTAGTAATAGAATCGGGATTTGACACCGTTATGAGAGGTTCGGATGGCTCTGAGACTGGCAAGCTTTTGTGCGAGCAGCTCGCAAGAGAATACGCCTCTCATCCCTATGCGCTCATCATCGTGGCAGGAATGGATTACGCCGTGTATGTCGAAGCCATAGAAAATAAAGTTGTCCTCGCTGGAGGGCAATTATGGTTAGAGGGCAACATCGGCAAAATCCTGCAATCAAAAGTGGACGCGACAATCAGAAAGTTCAATAAAGCATGAAAACTGACATCGACATCTGCAAGGACATCTTCCATATCGTAGTGGATTCGCCAATAAAGGCTTCTATTACGGGAATTACAGGCAATGTCACTTATACTGGCCGTGAGACAGATAAGGAGGATTGCGTAATCTCCGTGTTGGATAGCATGAATGGGCAGATACAAGACAGTAAGATTAACGTCAACATCTACGTGCAGGACATTACCAGTGGAGGGGTGGCAAAGCCGAATATCCCCCGTATCACCAAGCTTGCTGACATCAGTAAGAAAGTGTTTGGCGATGGTAAGAGGTCTGTGTTTGGTGACGGCTTTCGTGTTACTCTCGAAAAGCAGCGAGTTCTCACCGTCAACGGGAAGAACGAGCATGTGATTAACAATACTATCAGATATAAATTTAACAACGAATAACTATGGCAGAAACAACGAAAGTACTTGGTTGGGGTCGCTGCGCCATTGACGGGCACGACGACATTGTTGAGGACTCAACTTCTCTTGAAGTCGAAGAGGGAGATGAGCAGGAGGCCAATATCGAAGGTGGTACCGCAGAAGGGCGCAAACATTCTCCCGATAAGTACATACTGACGTATAACCGACGTATCGGCTCTGCTTCTGAGGTGGAGGTAGGCTACACCGAGAATGCTGGAGACGTTACCGTAACCCCGGAGAATGCCGGTGCGGTTGGTGTTACTCTCAAAGAGTGCTCCCGTCACATTTCCGTGAAGTTTGACGCTAAGGACGGCCTTGTGGCTGTCTATAAGTGGAAGACCAAGGGCAAGACAGACAGTGCCGGTAAACTTACCGACATCGTGTTTGCGGCAAAGGCAGCATCAGGTGGTGCCTAATCTCTTTTAGTACGAATTACGTACACCTCGGTTAGCTCAGCAGGCAAGAGCTGGAGACCATCGAAAAGCAAAAATCCGCGAGGTCTCGTAAATAAGCGGTTGAGAGTCGGCGGTTCGAGTCCGCCACCGAGGGCATGGATGAAAACAAGACCATAGACAATGAGTATGACCTTACGGATGTCATTATCGGTAGGCCGCAGGAGTTCAAGGTGGGTAGAAAGTCATTCAGACTGTACCCTTTGACGCTCGCCAAGATGCTGCTCTTGAAGCGGCAGGTTGACGGGCTAAAACTCGATATGGACATCCTAAAGACGAATCCCTTCTTGGAGGCTCTGAGAATTGTCAAAGCTCAACGCAAGACATGTTGTACCATTCTTGCGTACCATACAGCACCGAATACTTACAAGGATTTGTTCGATACTAAAGCTATTGCCACACGCAGAAACTATTTCGACAAGGCTCTATCTGATGAGGATATGGCATCTCTGCTGATTATCGCCCTCGACGAAAAGACCGACAGGTTGATGAAGCACTTGGGGCTTGACAAAGAACGTGAGAGATTACAGGAGGTGCTCAAAGTTAAACAGAAACATGACAAGAGTACCAAGACATTCTGTGGTTTATCCTTATTCGGTACGTTCATCGGACAGCTGAAAGAGATGGGGTATTCAGATAATGAAATCCTCTATGAAAGGGGCTATACGTTCCTACGTCTCATGCTCGCAGACAAGGTTCAACAGGTTATTCTCACTGATGAAGAGCGCAAGGACATCCCCGAAAGTATGGGAGGCACTTATGTTGATGCCAACGACCCGAAGAATACCGAGAAGATTATGGCCTTGCTCAAAAACAAGGGAGTAGAAACAAAATAACACTGAAACATGTCAGAGAACCTACATATAGCCATCACTGGCGACAACCAAGGATTCATCAATGCCCTTAATGGTGCCCGGGCAGGTGTCCGTGCCACAGCAAGGGAGGTGGAGCAGTCTGGCGGCAGCATCGAACAGATGTTCAGTCGCATTAAGATTGCTGCAACCGGTGCTTTGGCAGGTTTCTCTGCCAAGGCTTTTATTCAGCAGGTCGCAACCATACGAGGAGAGTTTCAGCAACTCGAAGCGTCCTTTACCACACTATTAGGAAGTGCGGAAAAGGCGCAGAGCATGATGGGTGACATCACTAAACTTGCGGCAACGACACCTTTTGATTTGAAAGGCGTAGCGGAGGGTGCAAAGCAGTTACTTGCCTATGGAGTGGCAGCGCAGGACGTGACCAGCACAATGCGTAAGTTGGGTGACATATCGGCAGGATTGTCGCTCAATCTTAACGATTTGGTTTGGCTCTATGGTACAACCCTCACGCAGGGCAGAATGTTCACACAAGACTTGCGTCAGTTCCAGTCAAGAGGTATTCCTATGGCTGAGGAGCTGGCCAAGATTTTCGGTGTCACCAAAGACCAGGTTGCAGGGCTTGTTTCCGCAGGTAAGGTAGGCTCCAAGGAGGTCATAGAGGCCATTGATAATATGACCAAGGCAGGCAGTCAGTTCGGTGGCCTTATGGATATGCAGTCCCATACCATCACGGGGCAGATTTCAAACATTGAGGACACCATAGACATGGCCTTTAACGACTTGGGCAAGCAGTCCGAAGGAGTCATTAATGATGTTCTTTCGCTCACATCTACCCTTGTGGAGCATTGGCAGGAAGTAGGAGCGGCTATCCTGTATGCAGCAGAGACAATAGGATTGTATAAGGCTGCAAGCGTTGCTATCTCCCGTTTCCAATCCAATGCCACAAATTTGGGTATTGATGCAGAGATAGCCCAGTATTCTGCAATTCTCCCACAAAAAGAAGCCGCCGCCAACGCAGACTTGCAGCAGGCTGTTGCAGAGGGAAAACTGACAGAAGCCAAAGCCGCAAAGGTTGCAGCCATGCGTGAGGAGGTGCAGGCTTATGTTACCGAACTCCAGCAGAAAGCAGAAGCAGCCGCAGCCACCGCAAAGGAGGCAGTGGACGAATACAACGCAGCCACCTCGAAAGCAGCCGCAGCAAGCCTTGACTTGGATTCTGCCGAAGAAAAGGTTGAGGCTATGCAGCACGCTTATGAAGCAGCCGTGCAGTCGGGCGAAGCGTCTGCCATGCAGACAGCCGAGGAAAACCTTAACTCCGCAGCCGTTGAGAAGAATATTGCTGCAAAGAATTTGCAGACAGCACGCACAGAGGTTTCGACCGCTGCAAAGAAAGTGGATTCCACCGCACAGGCGGCACAGACAGCGCAAACGGAGCTGAATACGGCACAGACTGGTTTGAATACCGCAGCCACGGCAGCAGACACAACGGCAAAGGGATTATGGGCGCAGGTAACGGCTCTCGCTACCCGTGCGCAACAGGCATTCAACGCCTCCATGTTTGCATCCCCGCTCTTTTGGATTGCCGCAGTGATAGCCGGTGTGACATTCGCCATCTATGAGCTTGCAACGGCAGATACAGCGCAAGAGGCAGCACAGAAGAATGTCAATAATGCCATGGACGACTTCAATAAAAAACTTGAAGAGCGCAAGCAGAAAGCCGAGGAACTGATACATACCATCCAGTCTGAGAATGCCACCGATTTTGAGAAAGCAGAGGCTTACGAGCAGCTCTCTAAGTTGATGCCTTCCATCACAGAGAAATATACCCAAGCAGAGTTGGCGGCTCTTGATTTCGGCAAGGCACAAAAGGATATTGGAGAGAATATTGATACTGCCAAAATAGATGAGGCGCGCAAAAATGTTGAAGAGTTTACAAAAGCCATACAAGACACGAAAGATGCAATGGCGGATGATGCCAAGTATAATGGCGGTCGTGGTGGCCTTGCTTTGGCTCGTCAGCTTGAAGAGCAGCAGGAGTCGTTAAAGAAGTACGAAGACCAAGTGCTGGCGTACGAGAATATCGTAGAGCAGGCGCGACAGCAGGCAGAGGAAGCCAACAAGCCCATAGAGGTGAAATTGGAGGAAGCGCAAGGCAACTACCAGGTAAAGCAGGACATCTACGACTTCTACAAGGAGGCCATGAACTTGGCCGAGCAGCTCCAGGCAGGGAATGAGGAAATAAACTATGCGACCGGAGCGACGAAACTTGATGAGTTCATCGCCAAGACGCAGGCCGAGCTTGCAGACTTGCGTCGGCAGGAGGCGGCTAATCCTCTTGACCTCAACCTAAGGCTAAAGGAGCAAGAGAAAACCAAGGTTCTTAATGGAATCCTTGACATGAAGGCTCAGATGAACAAGCAGGGCACATGTATTATTCCTCTGTGGTTTCAAGTTGATTGGAACTCCCTCACCAAGGGCGTTAATGATGCCAAGAATAAGGTTGCACAACTGGCGCAGCAGAAGATTGATAACAATTTTGGTACTCAGTTTAATAACAAGAAGAAAGCTCGTGATGACGCTTACAAGAAGCTTCAGAAGATAAACAAGAATAAGAGTGCCTATACCGTACAGGAGTATCAGTCGGCCAAGAAAGCGTACGATGATGCAGAAAAGGACTTCACTCAAAACTATGGCGGTACATCCATCAAGGTTCAGACTTCTACAGCTAATAAGGTGCATAATGCCGCAAGGTCTTCCGCTACAAAGTTGCAGAATCAGGCACAGCAGGCTGCAAGAGAAGCCGCACAGCGTAGGGCGCGTCTCAGAGAAGAAAATCAGCGTTGGGATGAAGAGATGGCCAAGGAACGGGTCAGCTCCATCAATGCGCAAGAGGAGGCGCGCATCTCTGCCATTGCAGACGGCGCGGAAAAAGAGCGTGAGGAGCGTAGGCTTCAATATCGTAAAGACCTCGAGCAGGTAAGCCAGCAAGAGCGTGATTTCCGCAAGCAGAATTACGAGCATAACAAGACTGTCTTCGAAAACTCCACGAAAGCCAAAAAAGGCAAGAAACCCGAGTACACTGGTACTATCGCGGGAACATCCCTCACCAAAGACCAGCAGGCACAGGTTGACGCACAGCGCAAGAAGGCAGAGAATGACTGGAACCGGTATCTCTTAGAGCAACAGCAGAAAGAGGCAGAATCTCTTAATGACTATCTCAAAGAGTATGGCTCCACACAAGAGAAACGTCTTGCTATTGCAAAAGAGTATGATGAGAAGATAGCAAAGGCACAGACAGAGGGAGAAAGGTTATCCCTTAATGCACAGAAAGCACGTGCCCTATCGGATTTCGACATAAACAATGCTAAGTCTGAAATTAACTGGGAGGATGTTTTCGGCAATCTCGACTCGTTCACCAAAGACCAGCTCGGCAGGATAAAGCAGCAACTGAAAGAGATGCTCTCTTCGGGAGACCTTGACATTGACGGCTACAAGGATGTAGTAGACCAAATAGACAAGGTTAATGATGCCATCCTTTCGGCAGAGGACAAGCAGCGCAGTTTCCTGGGCGTTTCTGTCAGCTACAACACGGAGCGCAGAAAGCTTGAAATGGATGTCGCTGATGCGCTGGAAAGGCAGAATCAAGCCATGCAGGAAATGGGCGTTGTAAGTGCTGCCCTTACAATGCAGAGATTCTCCACGCAGCAACTTTTAAGCGGCTATGGAGTTAATGTCCAGCAGGGCGATGTCAGAGCCTCCAACGCAAACTCCATCCTAAAGCAGGTCGGTGACAAGTATGGGGAAAAATCAGAGCCGTACAAGAAAGTCAAAGATGCCCTTGACAAACTGGCGAAGAGTGAGACTGCCTACAATAATGTCGTAAAGAAAAAAGAAAAGGCTGACAACGATGCGACGCAGAAGCAGACAAAGTTAAACAAGTATCTTGCTGACTTTGCCGAGCGTCTCAAAGACATCATGCCTTTGCTTGAGCAGATAAACTCAAACATACAGGACATTCCTGGGTTGCTCTCCACTCTTGGAGTGAGTGAGGACAGCTCTCTTGGTAAGGCAGCATCGGCATTTGCCGACGGTTCTCAATCGGCCATGGATGCGGCGAAGGACTACATGAGCGGTAACTATGTAGGAGCTGCCATGAATGGATTAAAGGCCGTCGGCTCTTACGTCCAGTCTGCAACAAATCTGTTTGCAGGTGCTGGCAATGAGGCGAAGATGGAGGCAGAGATTGCAAGGCTGTCTGAATCAAACAGCGACCTTGCAGAAGCCATTGACAGCTTATCAGACACTATCTCTGATTCTGACAACACGAACAAGCAGTCCGTTGACGCTTATAAGAAAGCCATTGACGCTGAAAAGGAAAGAGAGTCCAACCAGCGCACAATGATTAATGACCGTGCGAGCGAGTGGTCTAATTCGGGGCATGGATTCCTTGGAATGGGAGGAAGAAGCTCGTTCAATGTTTACGCGAACAGAAACATAGGAAACTGGCTTTCAGACTTCAACGCCGCTTTAACCAAGAATGGCTACAAGGGAAACCTAAGAAGCGTTGCGGACGTATGGAACCTTTCGCCGGAGGAGATGAAAGTCCTGCGTGATTTCTCACCCGAAGCATGGACTAAGTTTTTCAATAGTGGCGGTCAGAGCAACCCGAAGGAGCTTGCAGAGCAGTATATCGAGATGGCAGGTAAGATGCAAGACCTTACCGAGTCTCTCAACGAAAAGCTCACAGGTTACTCTTGGGACAGCTTCAAGGATGGTTACGAGTCCGTCTTGGAAGATATGTCAAGCGACACCGACTCCTTGGGTAAGCATATCGAGGAGGTACTTACAAAGGCCGTGGTTTCCTCTATGATGAATGATGAGTTCAAAGACAGGATAAAGGAAATTTACGATTACCTTGCAAACGCAGCATCTGATGGGGACTTAACCGCTGACGAGCTTGCGAAAATTCGGTCAATGAACACGTCGCTCTCAAAAGACATGATGGACAGACGCAAGCAGCTTGTGGATGCTGGCTTAATCAATGATTCAAGCACATACTCGCAGAATGCGTCAAGCGGCTCATGGAAGTCTATGGGCGAGGACACAGCCCAAGAGCTGAACGGACGCTTCACAGCCTTGCAGGAGGCCGGGGAGCGTATCTCTGACGGTATTCAGACAATGGTTGTTACCGTTAACTCCCTCTATGGGAAAGTTGATGACAACAATGTTACGTTGACAGAAATCAGAAATCTTATGATTACCAACAATGCCTTCTTGGAAGACATCCTATCGGCGAACAAGAGCTATTATGAGAAGTTCGACAGACACTTAGACAGAATAGAAAGGACACGATAATGGGAAAAGACTTAACTATAAACGGTAACAGCGCATGGGACGCTTACGGCGTTTACCTTGACGACAGCTCGTTGGGTCAGCTGCTCTGCCCTCCCCCACTGAAAGACCGTGTGACGAGCATGAGCCGCACGGAGAACGGCACACGTGTGGTGACGAACGCTCCGGTATTTGTAGCGGAGCGCGACATCACCCTCCAGCTTGGCATCTATGGCAAGACGGAGAGTGAGTTCCTTAGCCACGTATCGGCCTTCACCTCCCTGCTGACTACATCGCAGGAGATCGTGATTGGTGCCGGCGGCGTGACCTGCCATTGTATCTACAAGAGTTGCAACCAGTTCAGCTCTTATCAGCGCGGCATCGGCAAGTTCGTGCTGCGCCTGACGGAATATAACCCGGCAAAACGATAATTCATGGCAACAACAGCGAATATCATAAGCATCAACGGCGGCAGCCATACGGTAGTCTTGGAGAGTTCTTCGGTGCGGCACTTGGAGCTAATGTCGAAGGACTATGTACGTCTTGTGTTCTCTACGGATAAGAAGATCAACATAAATGTCGGAGACAGCGTTGGTCTCGACGAATATGGCACCTTCTATATCACGGAGCCTCAGAAGGGTACGTACAATAAGAATACTGGCGGTTACGACTACGACCTCCAGTTCAACGCCTCTTATTTCCTTTGGAAGAACAAGATATATAAGTTTGACCCCGGCAAGGAGGGGAAGAACGAGACCACGTGGTCACTGACGGGCACGCTGGAAGAGCACATGGCCGTGTTTTTAGAGAACCTCAAGGAGTACGGGTACAACTGTGAAGTAGAAGACAGTATCTACAAAGACGAGAGCAGCCATCGGGTCGTCTATATCCAGTTTGACAAGACCAACCTCTTCGATGCCCTGACGCAGATAGCCGAGAAGTTCAGCTACGAATGGGCTGTCGATGGCGGTCTGATATACTTCGGAAACATCATTGAAGATGACCTGACCCCTGCCGTGAGCCTCACCATGGGCGACAACGTGGAGGACATGAGTGCCCAGGATTCCAACAATGATGCCATCAACCGCTACTACGTGTTCGGATCAACCCGTAATATACCCCAAGGGTATCGTCAGAAAGACACGGGCATCGTGATGAACGGCGTTGTGCAGAAGCGGCTGATGCTCCCCAAGGGTGTTCCCTACATTGACACCCGCATAGGCATGAAGCCCAACGAGGTCGTGGAGGGCGTACTGGTGCTTGACGACATCTACCCGAGGACAAAGAGCAAGGTGGCGACGGTGACGGCCGTGGAGAAAAACATGGAGACGACGGAAGCTGCTGCACAGCAAGCAAGCGACGCTGCTGCACAGCAGCAGCCTACAGAACCCAGCGGTACGAGCACAACGACGGGAAGCACCGACACTAACGCTGCCGTAAACGGCAGCGCACAGAACGGCAGCGCACATAACGGAACGGGAGCGGCAACGGGGACGACGGAAACGACAAGCGGAACCACAACGGACGGGAAGAAGACGGAGAAAGTGAACGTCTACCGGTTTACGACCAAGGATTTCACGTTCAGCAAGGACTATATCCTGTCGGGTCAGACGTTGCAGGTGCAGTTTCAGTCGGGCAAGCTGAACGGCATGACATTCGATGTGGCATTTAACCCCGAGGGCGAGAGCGAGCAGGTGGCCAAGAAGGACGAAAACGGCAAGGAGGTAGCGGGCGAGACGGAGGCCAACCCCGCGGCGCAGGTGTTCGAGCTTGTGAGGAACGACACGTACGGCATCATGCTGCCTAACGACACTATCCATCCGGAGGTGGACGACACCTTTGTCCTTCTCGGCTGGGATGCCAACAAGATGTCGACGTGGAAGGAACTTATCACAAAGGCAGAGAAAGAGCTTGAGGATCGCGCCAGGACCTATCTCAGCAGCAAGGAGGAGGACCCGTTGACGTACACCTGCACGATGATGTCGGACTGGATGTACGGCCTCAACGGAGAGGGCAAGCAGGACGCCAGTTTCACAAAGGTGGGCACGTTCTACCTCGGTCTGAGGGTGAACCTCAGCAACGAGGCTTTCTTTGGCAGCGGTGGCCGCCAAAGCAGGGTCGTAGGGTATGAGTACAAGCTGGACATTCCCTATGACGGTGCGAAGATATACTGTGGCGAGTCGGCTTTCTACAGTAAGAACAAGGCCACTCAGAGTGCCATCAACGAGGTGAAGGAGAGTGTGCTGAACCATCAGGGTGGTGGAGAAAATGGTGGTGGAAATGGTGGTGGAAACATCCGGCTCATCCGCTCCTCCGACCGTGTCACCCCTGCTTCGGACACAACGGCTTACTCATCTCTTCGCAGCGACATGGACTTCGCCCACAAGCGTAAGGACGACAACATCTCCGCTCTGTGGACGTTCGAGAACGGCTACGGAGCCCGTCGTGGCCTTCAGACTTACGAATACAGAAACAAAGCCAACGAAGACAACCTCTTTGGCAGCGGCTTCGAGCTCACGGAGCGCACCACGAGCAACGGCGGGAAGCGGAGCCGTTTGGAGGTTGACGAGCTTCTTGTTAGGGTAAAGGCCTTCTTTGCTGAGCTTGAGATACGTAAGATCAGCTATGTTGGCGGCAACTACCTCTTCAGCGCAGCCGGGAGTAAGATATACTATGTGGAGTGGCTTGACGCTAAAGGAGCCGTGCTTGACAAGAGCAGCCACCAGGCGAGCGAGGCATACACCTTCAGATGCTATCTGTACTCGGACAACGGGACCACGGCCACGATGAACTACTTTGCCGCCGACGACCAGGTCATCTGCAAGACGTTCAACATCGACGAGGGCGTACATAAGAACGTCTCCAACAAATATTGGTGGAGACGTGCCACGGGCACGGGCAAAGGGTCGATAGCGGCTCTTTCTGACAAGACGGAGTATCAGTATGTGGACATCTCGATGAACGACTGCGACGAGAAATCGGACTACCCGGAGGAAAACGACACCATTGTGCAGCTCGGCAACTGGTCGAACTCGGCAAGGCAAGGAGCCATCTACCTCATGGTGGAGGGCGAGAGTGCCCCTGCCATCATGGAGTACAGCGATCTCGGAGCCAACGGTAAGCACTTCATGCTGACCAAGCCGACGCTCCAGCTATCGCCAAAGGGGAACATCATCTATGGAGAGTTTCACTCGGTGAACGACACCACTACCAACCCCGACGGCAAGAGCATCGACGAGATGATTGAGGCCTTGATGAAGCAGATAGCCGAGATACAAGCTCAGGCAGACAAGAAGTTCGACATCTACTTCGAGGGCAGTGCCCCGCACCCATTGAAAGGCGAGGATTTCTCCACTGCCAACTATCCTGCCAAGGAATGGACTACCGACGCGCTGAAGGAGCTGCACGTGCAAGACCTTTACTATGACACCGACATCGCCCCTGCCTCGGATGGCGGCCGTGCGTGGCGTTGGGTCAGCGAGAGCACCACGGGGACGGACGGTTCCACTACCAAGACTTATTACTGGGAGATGGTGACAGACCAAGACACCATATCAGCCTTGGAGAAGGCAAGAGACTTGCAGAACCAAGTGGACGACATCGTGAGCGACGGAGTCATCAGCAAGGGGAGCGAGAAGAGCGACTTACTGATAGAGTGGCACAAGGCGGCATCCAACTACGAGAAATATAGGGAGCAGGCAGACGACTACTCGCTGCTTAATGACGACGTATGGAAGAAATACCACGACGCGTTCTTTACCGTTGCGACGATGCTCAATAACGGCACGACTTACATAGAGAAGAACCGCACGGACGGTGTCACTCCTGCCTGGCTCGACGTGACCGTTGACACCGTGCTGGCAGACACGCCAACGAAAAACGCTGCCACCTACAGGGATACGTGGAACGACTACTATACGACCTTCGCCGCAGTGCTGAAGCTCATATCGGGCAAGGCCAAGGAACTTGCTGACAACGCACAGAAGAGCGCGGACGAGGCGAACGGAGCCATAGACGACATTGTGTCTGACGGAAGGCTGGACCCGAGCGAGAAGATAACCATCAAGCGTGACTTCCTTGCCTTCTACCATGAACTGACGGACGACAATGGCCTTAAGGATAAGGGGCAGGACGAGAACGACAAGTTCTACACCGACGGCATAGAGACGGCCTATGACAAGGTCATTGGTTGCTTCAATGAGGTAGGCACCCTGCTCAACGGCTCCGTCTCATGGGCATTGGGAGCTGTCTTGGACGAGGACACCCTGCCCGTGTGGTTGCGGAACCCACCCACCGTTTTGACCTCTACGGACAAAAACGAGTACATCACCGTGACGAGCACCATCAACGCAGACGACTTCCGCAGCAAGTGGTCAGCGATGTATGCGGCAAAGTCGGCCTACATCGCCCTGCTGTCGGAATACGCCAAGGGCCTTGCTGACAACGCACAGAAGAGCGCGGACGAGAAGGTGCAGACGTTTGTCACGGAGAAGGTGCCGGACCCACCGTATAAGACGGGCGATTTTTGGATTCAGACGGGAAACGGAAACAATATGATGATATGCACCACCGGCAGGGAGAGCGGGAATGGTGAACTTTCAGACTGGACCGACCTTGCCGATCTCGCCAATAAGAACAATGCGCGCATCCAGCTGGCCATGCTCGGTGACAAGATATACGAACTGTCGGGAGGGTACATCCGGAATAATGGCAAAATATCCATCGTGTTCTCAGCCAACCAGCCTGCGTCGGCCACGGACGGAGACCTGTGGTTTGATGGTGAGAAGCTGAAAAGATATGTGTCCTCATGGGAAGAGATCAAGACGGACAGCTATGTGAGGGCGTTCAAGACGGTGTTTGACATCGTTGGCCAACGGACGCTTACCTGCTATAATGCCGTTCAGACACAGAACATGAAGCTCTACGACCTTGTGCTGCGGAATACCGAGTGGCACGACCCGTTCAAGGATGAGACTGTGTACGGAAACGTAGAGGTGCTGATGTACAACGGCAAGAGTTGGGAGACGCTGAAAGAATGCACGCGAGCCATCATCGACAACCTCGGTGATGAGCTGAGGCTTGTAGTATTCGGCTCTGACGGCACTGGCGCGCAGGACTCCTCCGGCCTTATCACGACGAAGATGTTTAATAAGCTGTTCACGGAGCATGTGTCGGATGATGGTTTGGTTACCAGGGCTTCAGTAGAGACCGTGATAGAGTTTGATGACGATGGGAATGCGACCGGCATTGTGAGCATTGATGCTGATAAAATCAACTTCATCGGTAAGACTATTATCAATGGTAACTTTGTTGTTGACACAGATGGTAATCTCACGCTGAATCATCTTACGGCAGATAATGCGGATATAACTGGCAAGGTAACAGCTAACACTGGTACTATTGGAGGTTTCACTATCGGATATGATGGCTTGTATTCAGGTTCATGGGACACCTCCAAAGCAACGACCATTTCTGACGCGTGGTTTGATACGGATAACAAGGAGAGTATCTGTTACCTCAGTCCATCAGCGTTGTGGTTGGAGCAGCAAGTTGGATATTTCAAAGATGGAGACGTAGCTTATTTGCAAGTGGGTTTAGGGCGTGGTTCTGACCCTACATCGAAAGGCAGCGAGGCTGGGTATTGTGCGTCTGCTATGTATATCAAGAGGCAGATGAACTCCAACCCAACTGAGGCAAGTTATTACTATCCTGCGGCTCAGATTATCTCCGACAACGTGATCAACCGCAACGTTGCCCTAAGGCTCGTCGGCGGCTTGCAGGTGCATGGCGGAATCATGGAGAAGGGCTATTCGCTCAGCTATACCAAATCCGACGACACAAATATTCTTGACCTGTCGTTTGGAACAACTTTCTTGCTTCATACCTCGGTGGCTCCAAAAAAATCGGGTAATACAGAAATTTATGCATCTTTCTACTTCCCGACGTTGACAGCATTAAGAAATCAACTGGGTATAACAAGTACGAGTGAGTCTTTCGCTGTCAGGGTTATCATTATATCTCGAAAAGACACCGAAGTTTATATGATATGTACGCAGAAAAACAACAGCAGCGTGTCTGCATCAGAGGCTGGCACCTTGGTAGATAACAATGGTAATGAATGGAATGAATCTCATACCATCATGAGAGCTGGCGACTGTTCTATTTACTGCTTGTGCTATACGCCAACTACAGGGTATTATGCACAAAAGGTTACTGACTTTTACTAATTCGTACAACCATGAAGATTATAGAGAACAACATTCTGCCCCCTCGTGGCTACAAGGCTATAACCATCCTCAACATGATATTCGTGAGGCATGGCGTGAAGCTGTCTGATACAGACATCCGGCATGAGAGCATCCACTTCGAGCAGGAGAAGGAGCTGGCCTTTGTCGGCTTCTATCTGCTGTACGCTTTGGAGTTCCTAATCCGGCTTCTCATTATACGCAACTGGCATAAGGCATACCGCTCCATCTCCTTTGAGCGTGAGGCCTACGCCAATCAGGGCGCATGGTTCTATCTCGATGTGCGGAAGCATTACTCATGGGTTCACTTCTTAAAATTCTAAGATATGGCTAAGATTAATTTTTCAAAGTTCAAGGTTCCGGTTTCGTTTAACGGAAGCGAGAAGGTATTCAGCATTGGTAAGGTGCTGGGCAACGCAATGAAGTACACCGGACCAATAGTTGGCGACATCGGTTTTGACAAGCTGGCCGAGACCATCTATTTTTCAGACGGTCCGGTGGAGATCCCTGCCGAGTACATCCGCCCGATGATGCAGGTAATCAACGACGGTCCTTTCATGGCCACAATCAAGAGGGAGCTGATAAAGCAGCTCGATGGCAATGGCGAGTAAGGAGAAGATAGGGTTCATCGTAGACCGCAAGGATGTGACTGACGGGCACGTTCGTCTCACCATAAGGATGCTCAACAGCAGCAAAGCAATGGTGAAGACGAACGAGATGCCTATCATCCTCAACTCCATCAAGGCAAGCGGCATGATAGACCCAAAGATACAACGAGGTTTCACTTATGCGTTCCCGTTCGAGCTGTCGCAGGGTCACGGATTCCCGTACATGCTTGACATGAACCTCGAAGACCACGGGATGCTAAAACTGGTATGACATGGCACTGGATATAGTAACGAAGAGGGATGGCGACCTGCTTACGGCCACGGAGTTCAACGCTGTGGTGCAGGCCATCAAGGACAACGAGAGGTCGGTAGACACGCTCGGCACGAACTACACCAACATGGGTAAGACCGTGGAGGGTGTGCAGAAGGCGCAGAACCTGCAAGGGCAGGACATCAAGACGCTCAATGCCAACATGGTGAAGATGGTCTCGCTGACACAAGAGGCCTACGACGCGCTTGTAGCAGCAGGGACGGTGGACGCGGATACTTACTATAACATACTCGAAGAATGATTATCAAAAACTCCATAACCATGCAGGCCCGGTATTACGGGACGAAGACCATATCAGCAGTCTATTATGGTGCAAAGCTGGTATGGGAGGCTATCACGAGCTGCTTTGGAAGTGGTATGTGGCTGAACTTGCGTGCGTGGAAGAATACTGACGGTTGGAAAAATTAAAACGACAATACTATGGCTAAGAAAATAAGTGAGAACGCGATCCCAGACATCAACGCGGACTGGGGCAAGGATGCAAGCAACGGACTGCCTTATTCGGGACAGGCGGTACAGACGTTCATCAAGGACACGATGAAGTCTCTTGACAGTAGCATCAAGAAGAAAGTCGGTTGGTGGTGCTGGTCAACGAACATCGACGCAAGCAATTTTTATCATCTCTGGGGCTTCGCGTCCGAGGACGACTGTACGAAATACAAGTCAGACCCGGAGGCCAACGCGTCGTTGTTGTTGGTCAACGAGGCACTGCCTATCTCCACCGTACAGGGCGACAGCTATTCTGCCTTTCTGTTCGCCGACGTGAGCAAGACGGCGGACTTGGTGGTAAGCGGGAATGAGCTGACTGCAAAGGTGAGATTTTGTGCTGTCAAGAATAGCAATGGCGAGCGGTTGAATGATGGTTCGATGGGCACGCTTATCATCGAGCGCAGCGTTGACGGATCAACGTGGAATGCTGTAGAGACACGAAAGGGAGTCTTGGTTAGCGACGATTATTCTGGAAGTTCGTTTCAAATATTCAACATTGCTTCGGCCCTGTCTTCCGGCAAGCAACATATCCGCTTACGTGCGTCTTTCCCTTATGACGACGGCAGCGGTAAGATGATGACCGCATACTCAAGCTATGTGCAGGTTGGCGCAAGTATAAACTTCACGGCAATCGGCATTGCGCTTGGTGAGCTGCATCCTTATACGCCTATACGTGTAGACAGCCTTGGGGCAGAAGGGGCACGCAAATTTCCCTTGTCTTATATCTGCACCGGCAGCGTGCCAAAGACGCTCCATTATGTTATCTACGATGAAGATGGCACGCAGATTTTCCCCACGACAGGCTTTGGTGAGATTGCCGGTATAAACGCGAATGGTACCGTCGTGAATCAGTCTGTGGGTAACGAGTCGGACGCTCCGTCGCTGTTCACGCACGGCGTAAAGACAGTCGTGGCATGGCTGACCGTTGACGATGGTGCTGGCGGAACAATATACAGCAACTGTCTTGTCAACAGGTTCATGGTTATTAACGAATCTGATGCTATCAAGAAGGGAACGGACACAAAGTCTTATTTCCTGCTGCAACAAGAGGTGCCTGCGGAAAAGATGGCAACGCTCGACATGGATGCCCGTATGATTTATTTTGGCACTGTTACGAACTATACGCAGAGTCAAATATTCAGCTATGCTCTGTTTGTTCCGACTAAAAACAGCGACGGCAATATTGTCCTTGATACCGAGAACCCAATAGACGTTACGTTCTATTTGTCGAACTATCTCAAAGGGACTTGGACCCCACAGGCAGACGGTGTTACTTTATACCTCGAAGATGAAGAAAGAATCGTTGCGTCATCGTCTGAGCTTTACCAGTTTACTCCATCCGTCGAGATAGACAGCACACAGAAGTCGCTCTATGCCTATCTGCATATTTGGATTAACGAGAATGGTACCAAAGCCGACTTGCTCGGTCGTTCGTCCGGTACGTCATCGTACGCAATCAGCGTGGACAATAGCGAGAGCTATGCTCCTATATCAGGCACAACATTCCTGCTTAATCCAAAGACCCGAAACAACGGAGAGAGCAATCCAATGCGCATCCTTAACGCGGCAAAGAACAACGTAGAAGTAGAGTCAGAGTTTAGCGGGTTTGACTTTCAGACAGATGGGTGGATTGCAGACGGGAACCAGCGTCTCCTGCGCATACCGTCGGGCAGGAAGTTGAACATCAAGCTCAACCCGCTGGCTCAGTTGCGTACAGATCCGACTTCTTCTTTGGTTGTCGAACTTGATTACAAGGTGAGCAACGTCACCAATGAGGATGACGCTATTTTCCAAATAGGCGAGACGGTAGGAAGTTTCTTCCGTGGCATAAGGATGTATCCTCTTTACGGAGAGGTAATGCCTGCAAGCTACGAGACGCATGCCGAAAGCGGCCACGTTGATGACATCGACTTTGGCTGGCTCGAAAACAAGAAGGTGCATATCACTTTCGTATTCAACGGGCAGGTGAATCCGGTAAAGCACGGCATGAAGTATGGCACCCCTGACGTGCATATACCAAGCGTATCGTCTACCGATTACTACAAAGACCCTCAAACGACAACCATTGCTATAGCAAAAGTGTTTGTTGACGGTAACAAATACCGGGAGATCCATTACAGTACCGCCAATGCTGATGAGTTCTGTACGGGAGCGATGAGTAATGGCGGAATCAATATTGGCGTTAACGGGGCGGATATAGATGTTTACTCTTTGCGTGTCTACGCTTACAAGCAGTTCTCTGACGACGATGCGCTGTCAAACTATGTTGCTTCACTGTCTACTACAGAGGAGAAACAAAAAGTGGCATCCGATAATGATATTCTCGACACCGGTGCCACGGGAGAACGTGTGATCAGTATTGACAAAGTACACGAAAAGGGAAAGAACACGCTTCTTTGGCACGGGCAAGAGACATGGTTCTTGAATCAGTCGAGTGCTCTTAACGGATGGTATGAGATAAAGAAGTACGATATTAACGGCAACTACCTTCCGAAGCACTCCGGATCGCTCTGCCGAAAGACTGGTATTGAGGTCCTTTCCGGTAATATTTCTGACTGGAATAAGAAAATAAAAACAAATAATTTCCCATTCGTGAAGGGGCAGGGATCTTCGGCAAAGACATATTGGGACTGGAATCAGCAGTTTGATATGTCGAAGTTTAAGAGCGTGATACGTATCCCCCGCTCCGCTTTTGACAGCAGTATCGTTATAAGCGATGTTATCACTAAAGACGACGGTTCGACGGTTGTCAACATCTACGGAGGATGCCTCGGAGCGGACTTCCCATTGGGTAACACGCCGAAAGAATATCCTATTGATACAACAACGGGGCTTATCCAAGTTCCGGACGGATGGATTGACGGCAATGGTATTCTCATCGGTGAGACTGGTACTGTATGGCATTCAAATGGAGATGAAGAGACCGTAGAGGGAGATGGGTATTACCGTGGTCCTTGCTATCAGGTCGCTGACGGAACACCTCTCGCTCAGAAGCTCGTTCCTAAAATCAACTATGCTTCATGCGAGCAGACACATCTTATGGGTGTGAACAATCTTTACAACGACCTGCATACTGCAATCGTTGGAGAGAACGACTTGCAGAAAGCTGCCACCGCCAATGGCCAGCATTGCCGCGTTTCTAAATATACCGAGCCGTTCTTCTACTTTATCAAGAATGACGATAGCTCGGATATTACCTTCCGTGGCGGCTGTTCGTTCGGTGCCGGCAAGATGGATAAATCGACTTGGGGATATGCAAAGAAGTTCAAGGGTCTGTCAGACATCAAGAAATTCGCTATGTTTGAGGGCTCTAACAACTCGCTCACCGGTACCGACTTCCGTGTCCCATTTATATGGCGGCCAAATGGCGAATGTCCTGACGAAATGACGTATAGTGTAGACGGAGAAGGATTTGGAGTTACGGAGGGAACCGGGACAAACAGAGTGTTTCAGCAATGCTGGGACTTCGACGGCGGTGCTACATACAGCGCGGAGGACGAAGTGGCCGATCCTACGCATAAGGCCGACTATCCAAAAGAAGAGGTTATTAAACCCTTTGTGGACTTTGCCAATTTCGTCTATCTTCACTCGGTTAATATCAAACCTTACACCGGTGGGGATGGAACGTTTGACAGCTTCAAAACTTCTGCCGAATCCAAGGATTACTACACGAAATATTGGATGACGCAGGGTGATGACAAGTACCGATTAGTCCGTTACTCCTTCGGTGCAGGCGAGTGGGTTGACGCAGGTTTGTGGGTACAGCTTAGTGATGGAACGTATGGCTGGAATCCTGTTTATGTCAACTCTTCCGAGCCGTATGCCTATACTGCAAAACGCTTTGCTGCAAAATACTCAGGCGACTATGACAAATACAACGAGGAGCTAATCAAGGGCGTAGCGGCTGACTTTAAGGCTCGTCTCCCCTTGTATGCGGACCCAAAGTCAATACAGCTCAACTATTGTTACAACATCGCTTTCTTCTGTGGTACGGATAACTGCGGAAAGAATATCTATTTCGTGTTGAGTCAGTACAATAGGGACGTTACGATTACTTTACCCGACGGGACTACTGAGACACATACGGGAGTATGCAGATACGAGATGCACACTGATGATGTCGATACGACAGTGAAGAAGGATAACAACGGCCGGCTTCGGCATAAGTATGACGCAGACCGTATGCACCCTTACCCGAACGATGATAAGACGCAGGAGCCGCAGTATTCGGGTATGAACAACTGCCTCTTCAACCTCGTGGAGGCAGCGTGGGAATCAGACACTGACAACACATTGCAAACCATGACAGCGACGATGTTCAGTGTGATGACCACACTTGCAACATCACGTGACAACATCCTTGGCTTCCCTTACGACAAGACGCAGCAGTCTACCGTTCTCGGTTGTCTGTGGAAGTATCTCTTCTTCGCTACGTTCTATTTTCCTGCACGAGCCTATAACGAGCAGGGCCGTATCCGTTATGAATACCCGGAGACGCTTGGCTTCGTTACCGCCCGACAGGTAAAACCAATTTGGCAGAGCCAGGGCAGCAGTTACCAAGACGAGCTTGAATTTATGATCCGACGCATCGTTTACTTCGTATCGTATGCCGCATGGGGGCCGGCTGGAGGCGGGTCCGGCACTGGTATTCCCGATGCCGACGCAGGTGGTTTCCAGATGCAGGGTACGCGTAATCCGGATAACACCTCACGCGTCAGCATATCCATTACCGTCACGGCTCATCAGACGATTTGGCCTACCGGCAACGTAGGTGGTGCTGCCAACGGAACACAGGACCCTCATGTGCGTCTGCGTCCGGGTCAACGTTATACCATCTCTCTCGGAGACAACACATTCGAGAACGATACATACTTTTATGTGTATCTAAGAAACTATTACCGCAGTTTCGGAAACCTTGCTACGCTCCCGGTAAAAACGCAGGTTACGGTGAGTGGCGTGCGTTTGGAAGAGTTTGTCCTTGATCCAGATAGCGTTGACACAGTTGATGCTAATGGCAATGTTGTCAAATCCGATGTAGGAAAATTCACGGACGCTTCTTCCGGAAAGAGCGTCCCCGCTTTCCGTCCTTCGGGTATCGTCATAGGCTCTGCCACAAATATACGGAAAATAGACGTACACGGTTTCAGTAGTATAAGTGGTGCGCTCGACGTGCGCAACCTTCCACGATTGGAGAGCGTTGATGCCCGTCAGACGTCCATTACGACATGTCCGCTTCCTGCAACTCATTCTCTTACTTCCGTACAACTGCCTGCATCCGTACTTGAAATGGAAGTTAAGAATCAACCCATGTTGAAAGAACTGTCGTTAGAAGGCTACTCCAATTTGCAGAAGTTTATCCTTCGGGATAACAATCTCCTGGACAGCTACACCTATGCTGTTGGAATCTACGCCGCCAAGCCGTCGGGATTGAAGTCTGTGGAGTTTGATCATGTGCAGTGGGACACAGACTCGAAGCGATGCAGCATGGATATGCTGATGTATTTTGCCGACATCAAAGCCGCGTTGATAGGTGTCATCTACATGATGGCGGCATCCTCTGACCGCGCTCTTACACTTACAGATAAATTGAGACTGTGCAGTCTATACGAGAATATAGACGACAAGAGCAACTCGCTGTATATTCAGTATGAGATAAAGGCCATAACAAAACTCTCTATCACGGGTCAGTCTTATCTGAGCGAGGTGGGCAAGGACTATGCCTACAGCATCGCCACCCGTCCATCCACGGGAAATAACATTGCCGTGAAGGACGGGAAGTTGCAGCTGAAATGGGCGTTGGCTGCTTCGGCAAGTCAGTATGCAACACTGAAAGACGACAAGACAGGCATTGTGCACGTCAATACCCTTTCGGACGCGAGACTCGAACTGAAACACGAGCTGTCACTGGAGGCTACCACGATAGATAACGAGACATTGACAGCCTCGAAGATGATCGGATTCTATACGCACATCCCCAAAGTAGGCGACTTTGCCTATGCGGACGGTACGTTTGATGCTGATTGGGATGATACTCGCGAGTGTGTCGGCATCGTGTTTATGCGTCAGCCGGTATATGACGCTGACGGGAAAACCGTAACGGCATACGATGTGCATATCTGTGGCCGTGAAGACCTGTTCATGGAGTCAACGTCGAAGCAGTTGTCAAACTCCACTCACCGTTGGGGGCTGTACCCGGACAATAATCGCGGATTCGCCTCCAGTGAGAGTGCTATCAAGGCCGCCACGGGGCTAACCAGCGTGTTCGACATACCCACAATACCTAATATAGGTACACGGTGGAACGGTACGCATGCTGTAGACGGTGGTACAAGCAACGGTATTAATTACGACCGAATCAACGCGGATAACTATCTCGACGCTAATCAGGAGGATGGCTACAAGGTAATCAAGTCGGGTGCCGCACTGTCAGACTATGACGGCAATGGTAAAACAGAGAAGATTGTTGAGCATTCGCAGCTCATCATCACCCAATATCTCGACAGACCTCTGCCAAAAACGCTAAAGGAACTGGCAGACGCTATGCAGTCGTTAAAAGACGAGAACGCATCGGCAACGAACAATTGGCGGTACGAAGAGTTCTATTATCCCGCTGCTTACGGATGCCATCTTTACGAACCGAGCGTGAAAGGGGTGTTGGCAGACCAGTATAAGAGCGGAAAGTGGTATTGTCCCGCATGTGGAGAGCTTGAAAGGCTATACAACTTCAAACGCCTGGGACTGGCTGTTAATAATGCCAACGATAATCCTGCAAGCGAAGCTGTTACTCCTATTTTTGCCAACGCTAACAAGAAGGCGGGCGGAACGATATTCTCGTTTGTAAATAACTGGTATTGGAGTGTGAGCGAGGTCGATGCGTACAGCAGTTGGTTCGTGTACTTCAATGACGGCTACGTCTACTACAACTACAGTAAGTCCTCCGACGGCTACGTTCGTCCTTGCACGGCATTTACCTTTCACCTTTAACCTTTGATAAGGCGGCCATTTCAAGGCCGCCGTCGCAGGGTGGTGATAACAAACATATATCTTTCCGGACGGGCGACAAGCCCGTCCGGGAAACAACAAAAAGAAACAACAAAATAAAGTAATCATGAACAAGTTGACGGAAGATATTCTGAAGGGCGCGGAAGTCAACAAGTCACAGCAGAAAAAGAAGCGTACCACGGCACAGCTTCCTATCTACCGTGACGCATCTAATCTTCTGTATATCATCATGCGCGTGATGTACCATGCTCCGCGTAAGATGACTAAGGCTTTGGACGAGGCGATTGTGTGCGGTACAGAGTTGTGTCGGTCACTCGCCTTGGCGAACGAGGTGAGAGGCATGGAGCGTGCGGCGGCATTGAATATAGCACTGGCTAACGCCTATACGCTTTCCACTATCATCGGCTCGCTTGCTTACTTGGATGTCATATCCAAGTCGGTATCGAAAGACCTTAGAAAGAAGATTAACAAGATCGTTGCACAAGGCATCGGATGGCGGGAATCCGCAACACAACAGGGTCAGAATGTGCTTCCGAAAGGAGGTGCACGATGAGAGTTTGTGGGATTTCCATAAATGGGGGGCTTACTGGGTATGGCGTGACAACCATGCCGAGTTACGAAGTTGCAAAGCCCTATAGGAGCGAGATCAATGCGAACAACAGTTGGAACGTGAACTTCAATGACGGCAACGTCAACAACAACAACAATAAGTCCAACGACTACTACGTTCGTCCTTGCACGGCAAATGTGGAATATCAAATCATCCTTCAGACTATCTACGAGGCTTATGAGGACTGCCTAAAAGGGAAAAGAAGCAGCCCGCAGGCATTGGAGTATATGCCTACGGCGGCAGAGGACTTACCTCTGCTGGCCTGGGAGGTGTACACAATGACCTATAAGCCTTCCGTTTCAACTTGTTTCATGGTTACTTTCCCAAAACTCAGGGAAGTATTTGCCGCTGCCTTTCGTGACAGAATCATCCATCACTGGATATGTTTGCGTATGCTGCCGTTGTTTGAGGAACGGTGCCATGAACTTGGTGATGTCTCTCATGCCTGCCGGAAAGGGTATGGCACGAAAACGGCCATCGCGCAAGTACAAGAAGGCATGATAAGAGTGTCCGACCATCTACAAAAAGAGGCCTGGATATACAAGGGAGATATAGTCGGGTTCTTTATGAACATCAGCAAAACGATTCTTTGGGATATGCTCGAAGACCTCATTAAGAGGAAATACGTCGGTGAGGATATGGACACCCTGCTTTATCTGGTAAAAGTAACCGTTTTTCATCATCCCGAAAAGTGCTGTACAATACAATCTCCTATAGAGATGTGGCAGTACATAAGTAAGGACAAGTCTTTGTTCTACATAGATGACGACCTCGGGATGCCTATCGGAAACCTTACCACGCAACTTTTCGCTGGGTATTACAACAGCTTTCTTGATGAGTTTGTCGAGGAACTATTTAGAGGAAAGAACTACAGCTATACAAGAAGCGTAGATGACTTCGTGATTATCTGCGACGACCGTATATTCCTCAGACACGCCATCCGTCAGATAGCTGATTTCACGTCCGCTCAACTCGGACTGGAATGTCATAAGGACAAAATCTATTTTCAGCCAGTGAGCCACGGAGTAAAGTTCCTTGGTATGTATGTCTATGCTTATCGGAAGTACACAATTAATCGCACGATTGGAAGATTTATAGACAGGATAAATCTCTGTATTTCTGAATGCGAGGCAGGGATGACGGAGATAAGGGCGGAATATTGGTCGCACGTATTCAACTCTTATTTTGGTTTTCTCGTGCAAGGGAACGAATACCGGAAACGAACCGAAATATTCAAGATGCTACCTCATGCGTGGTATATCTATTTCGGCATAACAAACAGAAGAAAAGTAACAATTAAAAGAAGATACAGATATGACAAATGTAATTAAGAGCCGTATCTACGGCAAGCAGCCGCACGACATCTATACGGTATTGTTCAATACGGACAAAGAGCAGGCTGACAGTGTGAACCTCACAGTACCGACGCTGGATGACCTCTCGGTGGCATTGGATGATAGTTTCATTCCTCAGTCCGAGCTCGTACAAACGCTTGCGGACTTTGAGCAAGAGGGTTCTGTTAGTTTCTCAGATGAAGCAAAATTCATTTTTGCCAAGGAACAGGTGAAGAAGGCTATCAACGCATACGACACAGCCGAAGGTGTCGGTTGCGTGAACAACTTTTACTTTGAGTATGAAGGACAAAAGTTCCCGTACTGGTTCAATGCCTACGAGCGCACGGCCTTGACATCCGAGGCTACTCAGTGGGCAAAAAAGTATGGGAAGTATCGCATAGACGCACGGAAGTACGGCATAAGCTTCGAGGTAAGCTGTGAGACATTGCTTGATTGGCTTGGACAGTTAAAAGACTATGCAATTAAGTGCTACAACAAGACCACCGATCATCTGATAGCGGTGGATAAATGCGTGTCAATGGAAGATTTGATAGCCTACGACTATAAGACTGGTTATCCGGACAACTTAATATTTTCGGTATGAGATTAAGAGGTTGTTTTTGGCACAAGGGTAGCAATGGCCTCGGTGTTGGTCCCATGTGGCTACGCCGGTGGCTCCCCTACCGCAAGACATTTGACGCGGCGGCTCGAAAGCACGATGAGTGGTACGATACGAAAGGCGACGGATGGGCGAGAGAACTCGATGATCTGCTGTTTCTCTGTGAGTGCCTGAGGGTGGCCAAGACTTCTATGCAGCGGCTGTTCGCTTACCTGTATTTCATGCTTGTTCGCATGTTCGGTTGGGCGTTCTACAGATACGACAGATAGGCTTTAATGATAAGCAATTCTTGACAGTTCTGTTCGGCGAGTTACAACTCGTCGTTAAAAATAAGTTTCACTTAAAACGTTTAGATTATGAAAAAGATTCTTAGTGTTTATGACCGTGTCGCTGAGTGGCTTTGCAGCTTCGACAGCGACAAGTATGTTCATTTGCTTTTGGGCTTGCTGATCAGTTTCGCGGTGTCATGGGCATTTATGCTCACCACCATGGGAGCAACCAAGCCCGTGTGCGCCGTATGCGGTATGATTGCGGCGATGTTCGTCGGCTTCATTAAGGAGGTCGTTGACTTCTTCCGTGACAAGCCTTTCGACGCAAAGGACTGGCTGTTCACCGTTATTGGTGGAGTGATTGGAGTTATCTTATATGTTATCTGAGAATGAATAAATCTGATTTGATAAAGAGCACGAACCTTACAATAGGAGGTCTGTTCGGGTGGTTTGTCGGTACTTTCAAACCCTCATTCCCACTCATGATTATAGCAGTGATATTCATTCTATACGATGCATGGACAGCCTACAGACTTTACAAGCGAGCACACAAGAAATATCCCGATAGAACGAAAAGGCATCAAGCCAAGTTCACATCTTTTGCTTTCGGCAAAGTAGTGAAGGTAACGATACCCGAGCGTTTATGGCTGATATTCCTTGCTTACCTTGTAGAGAAGTGGGTCTGTAAAGACGTACAGATTCCTCTCAGCTATATCGTGACGGGTGTAGTTTGCTTTGAGCAGTTTTGGTCTATCTGTGAGAACCAAAGTTCTTGCAGAGACGACAATGATAGTAAAATATGGAGATTCCTTCAGCGTTTCATGATAGACAAGACAGAACGTCATTTGGATGAGACGTTGGATGAGTTCAAAAGTAATTAGTTATGGCAAAGATTGATATTTTGGCTCCATTCATCTTAAGTTTTGAGGGTGGTTATGTCAACGACCCTCATGACAAAGGAGGAGCGACAAACAAAGGTGTCACTATTGCCGTATGGAGAAAATACGGCTACGATAAGAATGGTGATGGTAAGATTAACGAGAAAGACGTGATGCGTATCTCAGATGCAGACGCAATCAAGATTATGAAGAAAATCTTTTGGGACGCATGGAAAGCTGATGAGATAAAGGATCAGTCTGTAGCCAACATTCTTGTCGATTGGCTTTGGGCGAGCGGTTCATACGCCATCACGTGGACTCAGCGAGCGTTGGGATTGAAGGTAGATGGTAAGGTCGGGCCGGTAACTGTAGCGGCTATCAACAAACAACCCTCCAAGGAATTGTTTGTGAAGTTGCACAAGCTACGCCTCGACTATATAGACTACATCTGCAAGAAGAATGCCAACAATCTCAGATACAAGAAAGGATGGGTGAGACGTATCAACGCTATCGGCTATGGTTCCCTCACCTATGCTAATGGTAAGACTTCAAAGTTCTGAGTTATGGATGATAAGGTTAAGAGTAAGTTATGCTTTTGGTTGGTAATAGCTTTCTACGTGCTTATAGCAGGTGGCATCTTCTACGGAGGTTACCTAACGGGTATAAAGCATTGCAAGAAAGGTATGCCGGATATTAGCACTACGAGCAAAGTAGACACATCGAAATCGGTTGCGCCTACCCCAATAGCAACCACTCCACAAGGATATATTAAGGTGAGAGTTGTTCACGATCAGCCTTTGAATAATGTTGAGAGGAATGTTCTCATCATAGGTCCTTCTGAAAAGGTGTCGGATTCGACAAGTTTGGACTCAGCCTATATCCCCATTACTCAGAAAGAGTACAGAGATAGTAACTACACTGCGTGGATAAGCGGATACGAACCAAGGTTGGATAGTATCTATGTCATGTCAAGAACCACCACCATTACCAAGACTGCAAGGAGATTCAGACGTTGGAACATTGGTATCAGTGGAGGTTATGGCTATGGCATCTTATCCAAGCGGTTTGAACCTTATATTGGATTCGGGATAACATTTAGTGTATTCAAGTAGGTTTTAAGACGTTAATTTATTTGTTGTTTTTTAGGTTTTTAGTTTCTTGTTTATCGGCATTGGCTGTGAAGTCAGTGCCGATTTTCTATATAGTCGATAACCTTTCTGTTGGCTTCATCCACCTTCTTCATGTCGAATTTGATATAGGTGTCAGTAACTGAATACCCTCCATGCCCTAATGCAGCAGCGATTGTCTCTTTTGGGATATCCAACTCAGCAGCCGTTGTTGCCCATGAATGTCTTGCCCAATATAGAGATATGTTAGGAAACAAGCCGATACGTTTGGTTATCAGTTTATGCTTCTTGCTATTTGGTTTCCACTTCGGGTTAGGAATCATCTGAACGGGCCCGATACGTTTCAGTTGTCGGTCAATCTTCATCGTTAGGCTCTTGTAAGACGAAAATCCCTCCCCAAAGGATAGGAGTAAGTCTTTTCCTCTGTACTTATCTATGAGTTCCAATGCTTCGGGTTCAACCTTGATATCATACAAGCGGCCAGTCTTGGCACGGTTGTACATGATCCGTCCGTTTTGAATCTCAGTTAGAGCGCATAGGTCAACGAGGTTGATACCTATCAGATAGAAGGTAAGTTTGAAGATATCCACATACCTTTGCTGCCATTTCTCGCAAGGATAGGAGAAAAGGGTTCTAATGTCTTCGACTGACATAGAACGCTTCGGTGTCGCTTCGGGTCTGATTTTGAACTGCCGGAAAGGGTAGAACTGAGTGATATTGTTGTCGATGGCATCATTAAAGACAGCACGAATATTTCTGAAATGAATGTTGCGCCCGTTTACGGAATGGTTGTACTTGGTAAGGAACAACTCGAAATCAGTCAGCCAATCCTTTGTAATGTCTTCGAACTTCAATAGATTTGCGTTTGGCGCAAACTCCTTTATCCGTTTCAGCGTTATAGCATACTTCTCGACAGTGCTTGACGCTTTGAGTCTTTTCATATACTCATCATACCTATAAAGAAAGAGAGATTTATCTATATGAACGGGAGAAAGCATATCAGATATACGATTCTTTATCTGAGTAGCGTTCATTAGTGCGAGATCGCCTTTTTCGGTAAGCTCCATAAGGATGTTGTCAAACTGACTTTTGCGAGTTTGGATAAAGTTGTTAAGTTTGGCTTTGTTAGGATTGTCCTTCACACGCTCCTTCACAGAATCCCATTGCGAGGGTTGCAGTTTCAGTCCAATAGGATATTGCGCTGACTTGCCATGCTTCGTGATGGTTATCTTCAACGGACACTCACCTTTGGCGTTCTTTGAGCGAGTATCTAAGTAAAGTTTCGTAGTTGTCATTGCTCCAAGATTTGCAAGTTATTTGCAAGTTTTTCTGAGCAAACTTGCAAGTAATTGCTAAGTTTTGCCCAAGAAAATTGCAGAAGTTGTTTCTTAATTACGTTCCAAATGCCTTGATTTCAAGGTCTTTTAGCGGAAAGACGGGGATTCGAACCCCGGATACCCTTTGGAGGTATACACGCTTTCCAGGCGTGCCTCTTAAGCCACT